CTAAGACCGTTGCGCATTTTTGGAAAAGGTGAATGTATATACCGCTGTAGCTTTGTGTAGGTGCTACCTGAGGGACGGAAACTTTTTTAGTGAAATAATCTCGGGTGTAAGGGTCGGGGTCCTGCTCCGTTTCTTATACGATTTTCGATTTGTTCCGGCTTTTTATTGGCCGTTCCGTTACCGTTCTCGGAATTATATATAGACTTTAAAACTGGTAGAAACCCTAAGTGTCCTATATAAAGTCGCCCCTTACGGGTTTCTACGGATCACCCTTAGAGCCTGGTTTTATATACCTCACTTAGGGTTTCTATCTATTTTTAAACCTATATAATATATCAAGAACGAAAACGGAACGTTTGGAACGGGGCTGCCCGACTTGCCCCGCCCTGCCCGCCCTGCTTGGGGATCGGGTGTCACGGTGCCCGGGTTATCCATCGGTTAACTGCTGGTTAACCGCCCCCTATGCGCGCTGCGCTTGCGTGCTGGCGTCGCCGACTGGTTAACTGCTGGTTAACCGCCCCCTATGCGCGCTGCGCTTGCGTGCTGGCGTGCCGCTCGCGTGCTCTTGACACCCGGTCCCGACCGGGCGCAAAAAAAAGCCCCGCAGCGCGGGGCTGCGGGGCTGCGGGCCAAGACTACTTCGCGTTACGCTTGAGCAGCGCGAGCATGCGTGCGGCGCTCTCTTGGAATGCGACGATATCCTCGGAGGGCCAAGCTTTCCGGCTCGGTACCTTCGCCCGCATCGCCTCCAGTGCCAGCATCCAAGCATTGTCAACATTCGGCAGGGCTTCGGGCTTCGCTTCGGACTTCGCTTCAGGCCTACCCTTCGGGCGCCCGGCTCCCGCCCCGGGCTTTGGCCCGGTGGATTTGCGGATTAGGGTGACCGTGGCATTGATCCCGCCGCCGCTTTCCGCCGCCGCGTCAACCAAGATACCAAGATCACATTCCAGCATCCGCCGGACGTTTGAGAGTTTCACCTTTGCCGATGCGGCGTCCATCTTGCCATCGTTGACAAGAGCCGCGATCCCTTCTGCAACGGCAGCGACGGCGGCATCGGGGTCGTAGTTATCCCCCGCGGTTTCGCGTTGTTCGATGATGGTTGCAACCAAGGAAGTCCCGGCCGCGGCAAGCGTGGCGATACCTTCGACAATCGGGGTGGCGTTGAACTTCTGCGACATGGTATATCTCCGTTAGTGTCGCACCGGATTCGGTCCGGTACCGTGTAGGTGTGTCGTACATCTACACTCTAGGGAAACGCGTGTTTTTCTAGTTATCCAGCGGTTAACCCACCCCGCCCCCGCCCCCCTTGTATGCGTTGGGACTCCGGCGTCGCGCTTCGCGCTGAGATTTTGCCGAACGATCCCCACGCGCAAAACGGCGCAACTAAAACTAGCAAGCGGAACATACGGCGGGGCGCAACTAAAACTAGCAAGCGGAACATACGGCGGGGCGCGCAAACAAAACCAACAACGGCAGGGCGAACAAAAATAAACTACGCACAACCAGCCCCACCCCCCTTAAATACAGAACCCCCCGGGGGAGGAGTCCCAAAATCCCCCTTGCAGGGCATAAAAATTCCGTATAGGATGAGGTGCATGATCGATTGCAACGCCGAATCGTTCGTCCCCCTGCCGACCCGAGCCCCTCTGCCAACGCTCACATACGAAGAGCTACGCAGGCGGGCCAAGGCTGCCTGTAACGCGGCCCTACTTCTTCAGGCGGAGGGCTGCGAAGACCAACCGAACATCGAGTTTGTGCAAACTATCGCCCACAACGCTCTTCGTAAAGCTGCCGAAGGTAAAGATATCGTAACGGCAGAAGCAGCATCAGCCATGAGTACGCCTGAAGGTGCCCTATACGTCGAGCAAATCCTGTCCGCCTACGACATGGAAATAGTGCGGGACGCTAGGCGTCTGCGCAATTTTGTAACTAATAAGTTGATTGTAGAGTCCGAAAATATGGACGCGCGCATTCGTATGAAGGCGCTGGAACTGCTTGGCAAGATTAGTAACGTCGGGCTGTTTACCGACCGTACCGAGATCACTGTTAATAATCGCTCTACAGTAGAACTCGAAGAATCTTTGCGAGATAAGATCCGTAAATTGGTAGATAAGCAAAACGTAGAAGATGCGAAAATTCTGATGCCTACTATCAAGAACACTCAGCTTCAGCCGGACAAAATCCCAGATGTGCGGCAGATTTTGGGTGGCTAAATATGGACCAGATGGAGTTGGAAGCCCTGGCTGCCAACATCAGCCAGTTTTCTCCGGAAGAACAGGCCCAGATCGTAGCGATTATTGAAGAACTAGAGCGTCGTAATAGCGCAAAACTGTGCCAAACTAGTCTTATTGAGTTCTGTAAGCACATGGATCCTACGTATATCGTAGCTCCACACCATAAAAAACTAGCAGAGCTTTTAACTCAGGTAGCTTTTGGTACCGAAGACCGTATTGCAGTATCCATACCCCCGAGACATGGTAAATCGCACCTAATTAGTACTCTTTTCCCCGCTTGGTTTCTGGGGCGTTTTCCAGACAAAAAAGTCCTAATGGTGTCGCATACTGGCGACTTGGCGGTAGACTTTGGCCGGAAGGTGCGAAATATCATCGCAGATCCGCGTTATGCTAGTATTTTTCCGGGGGTCACGCTCGCTGCCGACTCAAAAAGTGCGGGTAGATGGTCAACCAGTTACGGGGGCGAGTTCTACGCATGCGGAGTGGGCGCAGCTTTGGCGGGGCGCGGTGCCGACCTCCTGTTGGTGGACGACCCGCATTCGGAACAAGACCTGCTGTCGGGCAATTTTGACGAGCTAGAGAAGGCGTATCAGTGGTTTGCTTTTGGTGCCCGTACGCGCCTCATGTCAGGGGGGCGAATTGCGGTGGTCCACTGCATGACTGGGGACACTCCGGTTCTTATGGGCGACGGAAATGAAAAACCGCTGCGGGATGTGCGCCCCGGCGATGTGGTGGCGAGCCACAATGGAAGTCAGTTAGTGCCCGCTAAGGTCTTGAACTGGACCTCACAAGGCATTGATCGCATCTTTACAATCAAGACGACCTCAGGTAGAATCCTTCGGGCGAACTGGAAGCACCCGCTTCTGGCGCAAACCGAAGGGAAGCTGGAATGGACGAAGGTAAAAAACCTGAAGGTGGGTTCACGATTGATCGGGGTGTCGAAAACCCCACAAACCCCCTTGAACTATCTCCAAAACGGCAGCGTGTTTTCACTGCTGGTGCAGAAGCTCTTGGGCGGCCTAAGTGCAGTGCAGAAGAATGCACTGAACCGGCGTACGCACTCGGAAAGTGCAAATACCACTATCACAAAGATCGCCGAGAAGCTAAGGTGGTTCCTAGATCGGATCACTGGGGCAAATGGCGTGGCGTTGCATGCAGTGCAGAAGGCTGTTCTGAACCAGCCCATTCAAAGGGCATGTGCCAATCTCACTACAATAAACACATGTGGGCGTTGGGGAACCGCAAACGCAGCGCAGAAAAAAACCGCGATGCCCACCTCAAGCACCGGTATGGTATCAGTCTTGAGGAGTACAATAAACTTCTTGAGAAGCAAGACGGTAAATGCGCTATCTGTTTACGTCCCCCAGGACCAGACAACGTCCCGTCGAATTGGCATGGAAAATTGGGGGTCGACCATTGCCACAGCAAGGGATCAGTTCGGGCACTTCTCTGCAACAACTGTAACCTCATCGTCAGTAAAGACAACACCGAAGAGACACTACTTCGCGCCATTGAGTACATACGAACTCACAAGTGACGTTATCGTAGAGATCACTTCGGACGCGTATGAAGAAGTGTTTGATATTCAGGTAGAAGGCACGGAAAACTTCATTGCAAACGGGGTGATCAGCCATAATACACGATGGCATGAGTCGGATCTAATTGGGCACCTAATTAAGGACGGGGCAAACAACCCCAAAGCAGATCAATACAAGATTTTCGAGTTCCCAGCCATAATTACGACCAAAACAACTACTTCTGAAGGCGAAGAGAGGGTGGTTGAAAAGGCGTTGTGGCCTGAGAAGTTTGATTTAGAGGCCCTTGCACGTACAAAGGCGTCGATGCCGGCGTTCCAGTGGAACGCACAGTACATGCAGAATCCCACGGGGGAGCAAGGTGCCATCATCCAGCGCGACTGGTGGCGCTCGTGGAAGAAAGAAGATCCCCCCAAGTGCGAGTACGTTATAATGGCGCTCGATGCAGCGGCTGAGAAGACAAATCGCGCCGACTACACTGCTATACTGACTTTTGGTGTCTTTTCTGACGACGAACTTACTGACGGAAACCCGCATATCATACTTTTAAACGCCATAAACGTCCGCGTAGAGTTCCCAGAACTCAAAGATTTGGCGATTCAAGAGTGGAAAGAGTGGGAGCCTGACGCGTTTATTGTGGAAAAAAAGTCTAGCGGCATTCCGTTATACCAAGAACTGCGCCGTATGGGCATCCCAGTGCAAGAGTTCACGCCTAATAGGGGTACTGGGGATAAAATTGCTCGTTTGAACGCCGTTGCTGATATTATTCGCTCTGGCATGGTCTGGTACCCAGAAGGCCGCCGTTGGGCTGAAGAAGTGATTGAGCAGTCAGTTGCCTTTCCATACGGGACGCATGACGATTTAGTCGATTGTTTGTCGATGGCCCTATCCCGCTACCGTCAAGGCGGGTTCATAACCCTCCCATCTGACTACCGCGATCCCGAATACCTAAATCGGCCCCGCAGAGCGGCGTATTACTAAGGAAACACCATGATTGACAAGAATCTGATGCCGCAAGACGCGCTGGCGCTTTCTGACGAACCGGCGATCGAGGTCGAGGTTGCCTTAGAAGAACCTGCGGGTGCTGAAGTCACGCTTGAAGCTGAAGCCGAAGGACTCCCCGAAGAGTTCAGCGCCAATCTTGCGGAAACACTTGATGATTCTGTGCTCGAAGAACTTGCAAGTGAGCTTGTCGGGTTGGTCGATTCCGACATCAACTCCCGCAAAGAATGGGCGGAGATGTACATCGCCGGCTTGGAAGTGCTGGGGATGAAGTACGAGGAGCGCACCGAGCCCTGGTCCGGTGCTTGTGGGGTGTTCTCCCCCCTGCTGACCGAAGCGGCAGTGCGGTTTCAGAGCGAGATGATCATCGAGACGTTCCCGGCGCAAGGGCCGGTCAAGACGCAGATCATTGGCGCAATCGACAAGCTGAAGGAGGAGGCCGCGGCGCGCGTGCGCGACGACATGAACTACATGCTGACCGAGCGTATGGTGTCGTACCGCTCCGAGCATGAGCGACTGCTGTACTCGTTGGGGCTTGCTGGGTCGGCGTTCAAGAAAATCTACCCTGACCCGAACACGGAGCTGCCGGCTGCGCCGTTCGTGCCGGCAGAAGACCTGATCATTCCGTACGGGGCGTCGGACATCTACACCGCCGAGCGGGTCACGCACATCATGCGTAAGACCAAGAACGACATCAAGCGGCTACAGGCTGCGGGGTTCTACGTAGAGGCCGATCTGGGGGAGCCCACGCGCATCTTCTCCGACATCGAGAAGAAAAAGGCGGAAGAGCAAGGCTACTCACTCAACGACGATGAGCGGTACCAGTTGCTGGAGGTGCACGTTGATTGGGACCTGAAAGAAGATGACCGAGGGCTTGCGCTGCCATACGTCGTGACTATCGACCGGAGCACGCAGAAGGTGCTGGCGGTGCGGCGCAACTGGGAGGAGAACGACCCTAAGCGGCAGAAGCGGCAGCACTTCGTACAGTACACGTTCGTGCCGGGGTTCGGTGCATACGGCCTTGGATTCATCCACCTCATCGGTGGCTACGCCCGCGCGGGTACGTCGCTCATCCGCCAGCTTGTGGACGCCGGCTCGCTCGCCAACCTGCCCGGGGGGCTCAAGACCCGCGGCCTGCGGATCAAAGGGGATGACACTCCCATCGCACCGGGGGAGTTCCGCGACGTTGATGTGCCCAGTGGTTCGGTGCGTGACAACATCATGCCCCTGCCGTACAAGGAGCCCTCCCAGGTGCTTGCGGCGCTGCTGGAGCGCATCACGGAGGAGGGCAGGCGGCTGGCAGCCATCGCAGACCTCAAGGTCTCCGACATGTCCGCCCAGGCGCCCGTGGGCACCACGCTGGCCCTGCTGGAGCGCCAGTTGAAAACCATGAGTGCGGTACAGGCCCGCGCGCATGCGAGCCTCCGGATGGAGTTCCGGCTGCTCAAGGCGGTCATCCGCGACTTCGCGCCGGATGACTACGAATACACGCCCGAGAACGCGACCCCGCGTGCCAAACAGGCTGACTATGACGTAGTAGAGATCATCCCTGTCTCTGATCCTAACGCGGCAACAATGTCGCAGCGGATCATGCAGTACCAAGCTGCGTTGCAGCTTGCGCAAGGGGCTCCGCAGATTTACGATCTTCCGCAGTTGCACCGACAGATGCTGGAGGTGTTGGGGATCAAGAACGCGGCCAAACTGGTTCCGGTCGATGCCGACCAGAAGCCACGCGATCCGATAACGGAGAACATGAGCGTGCTCATGGGCAGGCCTATTAAGGCGTTCGCGTACCAAGACCACCAAGCGCACCTGATGGCGCACCAGTCGTTCATGCAAGACCCCAACATCGCGGCTACGTTGGGGCAGAACCCACAGGCGCAGCAGATGATGGCCGCGCTGATGGCGCACATTGCCGAGCACACGGCCTTTGCATACCGGGCCCAAGTGGAGATGGCGCTGGGCGCCCCGCTGCCCCCGCTGGACGACGAGAACGAGTCGCCGCTTGCGCCTGAGGACGAGAAGGCACTGGCACCGCTGATTGCTGCTGCGGCGCAGCAGACGATGATCCAGAACCGTGCGGCGATGGCCCAGCAGCAGGCGCAGCAGCAGGCGCAAGACCCCACCTTGCAGCTACAGGCCAAGGAGCTTGAACTGAAGGAACGTGACAGCGACCGTAAGGATCAAGACAGCTTGCGCGACTTCGAGATCGCTAGGGGCAAGCTTGCGTTGGAAGCGGCCAAGATCCGGAAAGACAACCCGCAGGCCAAGGCCGTCGCGGCGCAACAAGAGATCGTGCTCAAGGGCGCGAGAGCGCGGCAGGAAATGACACACAAAGATCAGATGCACCGGCTCAAGCTACAGCAACAGGCGGAGCAGCGCGCGGCGCGTTCGCAGCCTAAGGAGAAGTGATGGCCGAAGACGCAATGAAGCACACGTTTCGAGAGCTTGAGGAGCGACAAAATGCTCTTACGCAGGCTCTTATTACAGGTGCGGCAAAAGACTACGCAGAGTATCGACAAATGTGCGGGGAAATCCGAGGTCTTTCATTCGCGCATACCCATTTCAGCGACCTCGTGCGGAAACTTCAAGATGACGAATAATTTGCTTCTATCAGACGGAGAGAGCACTACGGTGCTGCCAGATACCGCGGAAGAAAAAGCGCGGCAGATTCCTGATCCAGCGACGTACCACCTTCTTTGTGTACTACCGAAGGCCGAGGAGGAGTACGAGAGCGGTCTGGTCAAAGCCGGCCAGACTATGCACTACGAAGAAGTGCTGAGCCCCGTGCTGTTTGTGATCAAGATGGGCCCAGACGCGTACGCCGACAAAACGCGGTTCCCGCATGGGCCGTCGTGCAAGGTGGGGGATTTTGTTCTAGTTCGCCCAAATACGGGCACTAGGATCAAGATTCACGGCGCTGAAATGCGCCTGATTAACGACGACTCTGTCGAAGCAACCGTGCAGGATCCGCGGGGGATTAAGCGGGCATGAAGACCTGTACAAAATGCAAACAAGAAAAGCCGTTTGTTTTGTTTAACTTAAATAGCAAAACCAAAGACGGCTACCAACACCATTGCAAGCAGTGCAAACTGGAGTACCAGCGCAACAACCCTAACCGCAAAGCCGTCTCTGCAAAATACCGCGAGGCAAACAAAGAGCTTTGTAGTGCCCGTTCAGTGGCTTCGCAGAAGAAAAAACGGGAATACTACAACGCACGAATGCGCGAGTGGGCCGCAGCAAATCATGCGCATCTACTTCAGCTTAGACGCGCTTGGTACGCAAAAAATTCTGCGGAAGACATTGCTCGCGTGCGCAGACGTACGGGAAAAATCCGCGAAGCGGAAAAACGGCTATCGCTGGCCGAACGGGTAGAAATCCAAGGTTTGTACGATTTTTGTCGTATTTTCCCTGGTTTCGAGGTGGATCACATCGTACCGCTAAACGGTAAAACCGTAAGTGGGCTCCATGTACCAGCCAATCTTCAAGTGTTGCCACGCTCTGTGAACAGGAGCAAAAGCAACAAGTTCGTGGCAGGAGCCACTGCGTAAGGAGTAACATGGACAAGTTTCAATTCCCCGATGAGACGACGGATGGTAAGCCCGAGGCCCTTGAAATCGAGGTCGAAGGCGGGGCTGGGTCTGAAATTGAAGTCGTAGACGACACGCCTGAGGCAGATCGTGACCGCGCGCCAATGGTTGACCCTCCGAATGAGGTCACTGACGAGGAGCTAGAAAAGTACACCGAGAGTGTCCGCACGCGCATCAAACACTTCTCCAAGGGCTACCACGAGGAGCGTCGGGCGAAGGAGGCGGCGCAGCGTGAGAAGGAGGAGGCGATCCGCCTTGCGCAGTCGTTGGTTGAGGAGAACAAGAAACTCCAGGGCAGCCTCGGGCAGGGTCAGCAGGTCATGCTGGAGCAGGCCAAAAAGGTCGCCGCCACCGAGGTAGAACAGGCCAAGCAGAAACTTAAGGCGGCGCATGAGGCGGGCGATACTGACGCGTTTGTTGCCGCGCAAGAAGAACTCACGGCGGCCAAGATCCGGGCGGAGCGGTTCAACACTATCAAGACTCTTGCGCCACCTGAAGAAAGTGTGGTACAACCCGAAGCGCAAGGCCGACCGCAGCCTGCGACCGTCACCCCCGACCCAGACGCACTTGCGTGGCAAAAGTCAAATTCGTGGTTTGGGACCAACCGTAGGATGACCGCAGTAGCGCTGGAGGTCCACCAAGAACTTGCGGAATCAGGCGTACGTGTAGGCTCTGAAGAGTATTACAAAAGGATCGACAAGGAAATGCGTGAGACTTTCCCTGGTGCATTTAAACCCCAGGAAGACAGGTCTGCAAAGAAACCTAGTGTCGTCGCGCCCGTATCGCGCAGCACAGCGCCTAAAAAGATCGTGCTGACGCAATCGCAAGTCAACATTGCCAAGCGGCTGGGACTGACGAATGAGCAGTACGCCCGCGCGGTAGCAGATGAGATGAGGAAGCAAAATGCCTGAACAACCAACCCGAGTCCCGCGAGAATTCGATACTCGTGCAAAGACCGAACGGCCCAAGAAGTGGATGCCTCCGCAGATGCTTCCGGACCCCAAGCCTGAGCCTGGGTACGCATTCCGTTGGATCCGCATCAGTACGCTGGGGGCTGGTGATCCGAGCAATGTTTCCGGTAAGTTCCAAGAGGGGTGGGAGCCCGTGAAGGCTTCAGAACACCCTGAAATCCAGCTTCTGGGTACTAGCTCCAATCGTTTCCCAGACAGCATTGAGATTGGCGGACTGCTTCTCTGCAAGACCCCTGTCGAATTCATGGAACAACGCGACACCTACTACCGGCAGCAAGCCGAGAACCAGATGGAAAGCGTTGACAATCACTTCATGCGCCAGAATGACTCCCGTGCGCCGCTGTTTAGAGAGCGTCGTACTGAGGTTAAGTTCGGGCGCGGTTCTAACTCTTAGGAGGCTTAAATGCCGTATCCTATCATTGATGCTCCTTACGGGCTACAGCCGGTGAATCTGCGCGGAGGTATTCCGTTTGCAGGTTCTACCCGGATGATCCCGATTGGTCAAGGCTACAACACCGGCATGTTCTATGGTGATGTGGTCGGTATTTCTAACGGTAACACGGTAATCACCCCGTACAACGCCAATACCCGCTCCGCCGCAACGGCAGGCGATATTGTTGGCGTGTTTCTCGGTGCCGAGTACACGGCTACGAGCGGCCCGCTTTTCGGTAAGCTTCGCAACGAGTTCTGGCCTGCGGGCACGAACGCCCCCGATGCGGTCGCTTACGTTGTGGATGACCCCAACGCGGTGTTCCGGTCGGTTGTGGTTGCTCAGAACCAAGGCACGGCTAACACCCAAGCCAATACGAGCACGAACATCGGCTACATGTCGCCGTCGTTCGTCGGCTCCAACGCGTTCCTCGTCGCAGGTAACGCTGGTAGCTCTATCAGTGGTAACTCGCTGATGGGTGTCTCTGGCGGCAACCCGACCGTGGCCTCTTCGGTCGCGGGCAATATTCGGCAGACTGTCGGTACGGGTGCGGGCACTTCGCCCTGCCTGCGCGTGATTCAGCTTGTTCCGGATACGGCGGTGACGGTCACGACCAACCTGACGTCCTCGCCTGCCGGTGGCACGACCTTTACGGTGGCGTCTACTGCCGGGCTTCAGCCGGGCATGCAGTGCATCATCGCTGGTGTGTCTGGTACTACGGCCGGTTCGCCGGGCTCTAACCTCACGGTTACGGGCGTGGTTACGGGCACTTCGACCATCACGGTCAGCGCCAACGTCACGGCGGCTAGCGGCACCTCGGTTACTTTCGTGGGCTACCCGGAAGTCATCGTGGGCTGGAACTTCGGTTTCCACAGCTATCTGTTGGCTGCGGGCGTCTAAGGAGCATAAATCATGGCAATTTCTCGTGCCCAACTACTCAAGGAACTGCTCCCTGGACTGAACGCGCTGTTCGGTCTGGAGTACGCGCGCTACGGCGAAGAGCACAAGGAAATCTACGAAACCGAGTCTTCGGATCGTAGTTTTGAGGAAGAAACCAAGCTTGCTGGTTTCAGTGCCGCCCCGGTGAAGAACGAAGGTCAAGCGCTTGAGTACCAAAATGCTCAAGAAGCGTGGACCGCTCGTTACAACCACGAGACCATCGCTATGGGTTTCTCCATCACCGAGGAGGCGATGGAAGACAACCTGTACGACAGTCTCTCCAGCCGGTACACCAAGGCTCTTGCCCGTGCAATGGCGTACACCAAGCAGGTCAAGGCGGCTTCGATCCTGAACAACGGCTTCTCTAGCGCCACCGTTTACGGCGACGGCCAGCCGTTGTTTTCGACCGCGCATCCGCTGACCAGCGGGGGTACCAACTCTAACCGGCCGGCTACGGCGGCGGACCTCAACGAGACTTCGCTTGAGGCGGCGGTCATTCAGATTGCTGGCTGGACGGATGAGAAGGGCCTGCTGATCGCGGCCAAGCCGCGTAAGCTGATTGTTCCGCCTGCGCTGATGTTCGTGGCTACCCGACTTCTGGAGACCTCTCTGCGGGTCGGTACCACGGACAACGACATCAACGCGCTGAAGAACAACGGCTCCATCCCCGAAGGGTACACGGTCAACCACTTCCTGACCGACACCAACACTTGGTTCCTCAAGACCGACGTGCCAAACGGCATGAAGCACTTCGTTCGCGTGTCGATGTCTACTGGTATGGACCAAGATTTTGACACTGGGAATAACCGCTATAAGGCGCGTGAGAGGTATTCGTTCGGGGTCAGCGATCCGTTGGGCGTGTTCGGATCGCCCGGTTCGTCCTGATCTTATACGGGTTTACCCCCACAAAAGGGTCCTTCGGGGCCCTTTTTCTTTGCCTGTTGACTTCTTGTGCGGGACCCGCTAGATTACCCGTATCGTAACTCACTAGGGCGGCTATGGACACGACCCGGATGCCAAAGACCCGCGCAGACGCGCAAGCGACAGGGACTAAGTACTACTTCACGGGCAAACCATGCAAATACGGGCACATAGCGCCGCGAAAAACAAAGGGCGCTTGCATTGAATGTTTGCGTGATGCGTGGAAGGCGGGGCTACAAACCCGCGCTGCGTATTTTGCAGAATACAACCGCTCTGAAGCAGGGCAGGAAGCTAAACGGCGTTACTATGAATCTAACAAAGATGCTGTAGTAGCGCGTGCTTTAGCGCGGCCCGATTCAGAAAAACAGCGGTATCGCAAAAAGTGGGCAGAGCAAAACACACTTTACACATACGCACTCACCAAAGCCAGGCGGCGTAAACACCGTATGGCAACACCAACTTGGCTGACTAAAAAACAAAAAGCAGAAATACGTGCGCTATACCAGATAGCCATCGTTATGAGCCGCACAACAGGCGAGCCATACGTTGTTGATCACATATACCCGTTGCAGTCAGATGTTGTCTGCGGGCTGCATGTTCCGTGGAATCTGCGGGTGACCACGCGGGCAGAGAATGCCCGTAAGTCCAACAGCCTGCCTCCCGAAGAAGACGCTTTGGCTTTTCGCTACACACCCCCTTGCCCTTCCCCGCCCCCTGTGCTATAACTCTCGCACCGGGGTCCACCCCGCACGCCGACTGCCCCGGCAGACTCTCCTCAAGGCGGCGTGCGCAACTGAGGACAAATGATGGGTTTCTCTACCTTCTCTGGGCCTATCCGTTCGGGCACGCAGCGCTTGGGTACGGTGGCCGAAGGCCGCAACACCGGCCTCGTGGTTCTCTCGCAGTCTGTTGACACGGGCGTCGTCACTGCGGGCGTCGGCAACGTCGATCTTCGCTTCGGGAACCTCCCTGCTGGCGCGCAGATCATCAACATCACGGTCGATCAGATCGTGGTCCCTGGTGGCTCGTCGACGGCCACGATCTCTGTCGGCAACGCGGCCGGTGGCGCTCAGTTTTTCCCGGCCACCGCCACTACTGGCGGCGGACGTTTCCCCACGACGGCAATCGCCAACATGCTCAACTGGGCTACGCTGCCGACCAACGCTGACACTCAGCTCTGGGTACGTTACGCGGTTGGTGTCGCGGCTGGTGTTGGCCGCGCGGTCATTAACGTCCAGTACGTTCAGCGTGCTTCTAATGGTGCGGCGGCTCCTACGACTTTTGAAGTCTAAGTAAGCCTTTTGTTTCCGCTCTGTAAGGAGATAAAATGGCACAGCCAGCCTACCTAACTGCGTCGGACACGAGCAGTTCAACGCTCTACGTGCCCAACCTGCACGTTACGCCATTCAACATCGGTCTTGGCGCAATCGTTGTCTCCGGTACGCCGACATACACGGTAGAACACACGTTCGACAACATTTTTGCGCCCGGCTTCAGCCCTGCAACAGCTACGTGGTTCCCCCACGCTAGCCTCGCTAACATCGTGAACCAGAATAGGGACGGCAACTACGCCTTTCCTATTCAGGCGTTACGTATTCGTGTTGCGGCTAGTACCGGCATTGTTCGGCTTGTTGTTCTCCAAGCGGGGATCAAGCAATGAGTAGTGGCGTCAGTATTACTGGTGGTAGTAGCGATTCTGTCTTGGAGAATCTTGCCATTTTGGCGGACCCTACCAAGTTTCAGGAGCGTCTGGGGCTGCTACAGAAGGCTACGTTGGACGCAACCGAGGCGTGGACGCGCATTCGCAAGGCGGAGACCGCGGAAGAGATGCTGAAGAACGCTACGCGCCAGCTTGCCGAGGCCAAAAAGACTTTGGCGGATGCCGCGGAAGAGTCGTCCCGGCTGCTCAAGGACGCTGAGCAAAGCGTTGAGCGTATGCTCAAGGCTGCGGAGAGTAAGGTTGAGATTGTGACTACCGCGGCTCAGGAGGATGCATCCCGCCTCAAGACGGTAGCGCTGGCTGCGCAGTCGGCCGCAGCGCTCAAAGAGAAGACTGCGGAGAATATGCTGACTAAAGCGCAGCTTCAGACCGCAGCACTCAATGAGCGCGAGGCGCAGTTGAAGGCTGCTCAGGAACAGCTTGAACGGGACCGCGCTTCCATTGAGCAGCGCGAGCAGGATCTTTCGCAAAAAGTCGCCGCTATCGCCTCGGTCACTGCCGCACTTGGGATCAAGTAGGGGGAATTAGGGCGGTCGTCTTCAACAAATTCAATGCGTGGGCCGAGAACATGGTCGAGGTGGCGAACCTCGGCACTGATCAGTTCATAATTGCACTGACTAACACGGCTCCGGTGGCGGCTAACAGCGTGTTGGCCGACATCACGCAGATTAGCTACACGAATCTGTCGTCCCGTAACGTGACTACTACAAGCTCTTCTCAGACAGGCGGTACGTATACGTTGGTGCTGGCGGATCTTGTGATGACTGCTTCGGGCTCGGTGGGCCCGTTTCGTTATGTCGTTCTTTACGACGATACGCCTACTTCCCCAAACAAGCCGTTGGCGGGGTGGTGGGACTACGGATCGTCTATTACGATGGCGAACGGTGAGACGTTCACTGTAGACTTCACTGGTGCGGTGATTACATTGAGCTAAGGATAGGGAATGAGCGCTTCTTCACTTGGCTATACACCTGGCACAGGTGCGAGTGTAGCGACTGATCTTGATGGGGGCCTCCACCACCAGAAAACAGTTATTGAATCGCTGGTTGCAGGGGTTCCGACCCCTGCCAGTGTTGATAGCCCAGTGCCGGTGTCGGACGGCAATTCCGGCAACCTGCTTCTGCGCATCCTCCAGATGCTCATGGCCCCGCTGGGCTACGACAAGTCGCTGGGCAGGCAGCGGGGCACAGTGGTGGTTGAGAGCGGCACAGTTACGACCGTCACCACAGTCAGTACCGTAACCACTGTCAGTACCGTAACCACTGTCAGTTCGCTGGGCAATATCGCGGCTATCGGCGGTTACTCGGCGCAGATGCAGATTTTCGACACCAACCGCACGGCTTGGGCGCAATGCGTCCGCGCTCGGATCACTTGAGGATTACATGCCCAACACCTTCAAGAAGGTCATCGACCAACTCGTCTGGCGGCAGGTCAACCCAAGCCCGAACGCGCATGGGGCGGCGGCATCTATGGCATCGGACTTGCGCTCGGACTTGAGCCGCAACCCATTCACCTACAATCTACTGTCAGCCACAGTTCTGAACCGCTACAACATCGTCACCAAGGCGTGGCAGGCGATGACCTCGCCCGCTCTGGCGGGCACGTTCGGCGCAGGCTCCACGTCAGCTTTTGCCCCGTCTTTCGGTCTTGTCGGCACGATTGCGGCGGGTGCGACCACGACTTCGGTGGTTATCTCGACGGTCTTCCCGACGGCGGTCGGCCTCAACATGCTCGCCAATCGTGGCGGCTCGGGCGACAAGGGTTTCAAGCTCCGCATCACCGACACCACGGCAGGCAAGGTCGAAGAGCGCTGGATCGTCGGCAACACGGCGGGCACGACCCCGACCATCACCGTTGAGGCGGCTTTCACCTTCACGCCCGCGACCGGCGCTCGCTACGAAATCCTGTCCGGCCGCCTGTTCATGCTGAGTTCCGGCACACTGGCGTCCAACGCATGGCGGTCCTTCGAGGTCGCGTCGAACACTCTATCCACCGGCCTGTCAATTACCAACCTTCCCGCCGCCCTTTCCACTGACTCCAGCATCCTCGTTCTCGACGAGCAGTACACGCCCTTCGACATGAAGCCCGGAGAGGGTATGGTCAAAGGCTCGTTCACCTACGATACGGGCCTGACCTCGCTGACCGCCACGGCTGCTGGCGCGTCGACCTTGACCGGGCAGGCGACCGGCGGGGATGCAGTGGTTGCGGCCAACGAGTATCGAAATTTCCAAATCCGCGTTGTCCAGGATACGACCACCCCGGCGGCGGTGGGTCAGCGGCGCATTATCGCCTCGCACACGGCAGGAGCCTCGCCGGTTTATACCCTCGGTACGGCGTGGACGACTCAGCCTTCGGCTTCGGCCAAGTATGTGATCGAGTTGCCGAACCTGATGGTTTTGCGGACCACGGCCAACACCACGACCTACACGTGGAACTACAGCGATGCGACCGTGAATAACGGCACAAACAGCATCGCCTCCAACGCTTGGTCCGCGACCTACTTTGGCACGGCCCCCGCTGCAAACGGTGCGGGCTGCATGTGGGCTCCGTCCTTCGGTATCCAGCCTGATCCGGCGCGCAACGCCCGGCATAGCTTCAACTACTTCTTCCGTGGCGGCGCAGTAGTAACGCTTGACCTGCTGGATATTGCCGGGTCGATTACCGGCACCTGGACTGGCGCGATTGCCTATGACGGCAACACCACGACTATCGGCACGGGCTCGACGGGGTGTTACGCCCCCTTCGAGAACGAAGGCCGGATGTTCTATGTCAACGCTTATGTGGCGTCCGCGGCGAACCAGTTCTTCCGGTTCGACGTTCAGAACCGGGTATTCAGTCCCTACACCAACACTGACTTTATCCAGGTCGGCGGAGCTACTCTCGGCGGCCGGATGGCGGCGTACTGCGCAATTGATGGCACGGACACTTACGACGTGATTCTGCTTCAATCGCACCTTTCTGCCGTTTGTCAGGAACTCGTGGTCCTTGTATAACTGTCTCTGATCTTGTTCGCTTGACGTAGCCCCGACAAGGAGTGGTAGGTGCTCACAACACTGCTTTCGCAGCAGGGCGCGGCGGGCTCCTACACACTCGTAGCAGAAGGGGCGGTATACAGCTACTCAGGAAACAACGCCGATCTTGTCTATACCCCAGTTGGCGGGTTTACTCTTGTAGCAGACGGCGCGACGTACAGCTATTCCGGCAATAACGCTAACCTCCAGTATAACCGAGTTCTTGTAGCAGACGGCGCGACGTACAGCTACTCCGGCAATAACGCGGATCTTCGTCTTAACCGCATACTTATTGCCGATGGCGCGACATATAGTTACTCCGGCGATAACGCCGATCTAATCTACACTCCAGCCGGTGCATACACGCTTGCAGCAGACGGAGCAACGTACAGCTACTCCGGCGATAACGCCGATCTTGTATACACTCCGGTTGGCGGGTTTACTCTTGTAGCAGACGGAGCGACATATAGTTATTCGGGCGACAACGCAAATCTTTTGCTTGGCCGGGTGCTTGTCGCAGATGGCGTAACATACGGCTACACAGGTAATAACGCTAATTTCCCGTATAACCGGGTAATCAGACCGATTGGGGCGACGTACGTATATTTTGGTAACAACGCAACGCTTATCTACAGTGGCGGACCTCCACCAGTAATCGAAGTAATCGGTGTCAGCGGCCCGCAGGTCAATCAGGCGTTCCCCTTTGATGGTGTTACTGAACCCCCTTTCCCAGTTCAAAGAAGGACATCTTGATGGCTAAGTCTCCGGCGTGGCAGAGAAAAGAGGGCAAAAGCGAAAAGGGGGGCCTAAGCGCCAAAGGCCGTGCGTCTTATAACCGCGCTAACCCCGGTAAACCAGGACTTAAAGCGCCGCAGCCTGAGGGCGGCCCAAGAAGAGATTCTTTTTGCGCAAGAATGACAGGGATGAAAAAGAAGTTGACTTCGGAGAAGACAGCGAAAGATCCTAACTCGCGTATCAATAAATCTCTTAGGGCTTGGAACTGCTAACATGAAACATGAGCTTTCTGAGCACACAAAACAACTGGTAGACTTGGCATCTATCGTAACTGTCGTTGGTGCTCTCGTGGATTTTTTGCCATCTGTTGCAGCACTCTTTACCGTCATTTGGACAGGAATACGTATTTGGGAAACCGATACGGTCCAAGGTTGGTTTAAGAGGAAGTAATGCCGGCCAAGTCTGAAAAGCAGCGCCGGTTTATGTATGCGTCTTTGGCGGGCAAAACGAATGTCCCGCCTAGCGTAGCCAAGAAATTTGTCGGGCCTAAGGCCCATAACGACGGCGGGCCCGTTAAGGAGACTGATGTGGAATCTAAGAAGATGGTCAAACAGGAGCTTGCCTTCATGAAAAAGAAGGGTGCGCCTAAGTCAATGATCGCCCATGAGAAGAAGGAAGCCGGCATGAAAAAGGGCGGTACTGCTAAGTACGCTAAGGGCGGCGGCATCGAGGCTAAGGGCAAGACCAAGGGCAGCGTCGTGAAGATGAAGTACGGCGGTACTTGCTAGGAGATGGCTATGGATGCTCAGACTGACGCCGAACTTCGGCGTATCCGGGACACGGACGACCCAAAGAAGCGCAAGGCGCTGTTGGACGCGCTCAATACGCGTACTAGGCCCTATCGCGCCCCGCGGGGCCAACAGGCACCGGAGCCCCCTGCTCCCAGCCCTGCCCCCCATGCTGCCCCCCGTCCTACGTCGGAAACGGGGTATAAGCCGAAGCGTGTCGATCCTCGCGAAATCATTAAGCCGGAGATAACCACTAGGCGCCGTATGCGCGAAGCCGAAGAAAGCATGGGGTTCGCCAAAGGCGGGAAGGTTCGCGGCGATGGTTGTGCTCAGCGGGGCAAGACCAAGGGGACGATGCGTTGAGAAGCTCACGTGGCATGGGGGCGATTCGTGAAGACCTCAAGTTTGCTAAAGGTGGCGGGCTGTACGCAAACATCCACGCCAAGCGGCAGCGTATTGCCGCTGGATCAGGCGAAAAAATGCGCCCGCCCGGCGCTCCCGGCGCTCCTACGCCCCAAGCCTTCAAACGGTCCGCAAAAACTGTAAAAGGTCCGAGGAAGTAATATGCAGCGATACTTCGACGTTGTTCAAGACCGCAGCGGTAACGCTATCGCGGGCGCTTCGGTTTCTGTATACGTCGGTAGTACGTCTAACCTAGCGACTATCTATAGCGACAATGGTGTAACGCTGACCGCTAACCCGCTCACTACTAATGGTGACGGTGAATATGCTTTTTATGCGGCAAACGGTACTTACACCCTTACTATTGAAGCTACAAACTATAGCTCCGAAAACAAGCCTGGAACGGTTCTTTTTGACCCGGCGGATTCTGTATCACTTGCTACTGGCTCGGTCAACTACCTCAATGTGCTTGGCGGTAGCACCCTACAGCCCGCAGTTGTTAGCGCGCTTGGCGGGGACGCCAGCATCGGCTTGGCGCTGCGTCCGAAGGGTTCAGGCGCGATTCTGGCGCAGGATAGCGCGGGGCTCACTGTGGCCGAACTTGGTAGCACGGGTTCGCGGTTTCCACGCGTAGCGTACTCGCCGTTTGTCTCGCTCACCGATCAGGCGTCGATTCTGTTGAATGGCTCGCTGGGGAACAGTTTCATTGTGACCCTGGCCGGCAACCGTACGCTGGCGAACCCCAGCAACCTCACGGATGGGGCGGTGTATAACATCTGGATCAAACAAGACGCCACTGGGGGCCGCACGCTAACTTACGGCTCAAAGTTTAAATGGCCTGGGGGCGTGGCCCCATCACTAACTACTGCGGCTAATGCGCTTGATTTCATGTCTTGTCAATACAATCTGGCACAAGACATTCTTGTCTGCGTTATGCAAAACGATGTCAAGTAGGCTGGTACTATGACTGTTCTAAATAACAATGTAACACCAGTAAATAACGTATCTAACGCTGCGTTATTTAACCCAGACCTTAGCGAGATTGTTGAGGAAGCGTTTGAGCGCTGCGGCAGTGAGCTTCGCACAGGTTACGACCTGCGTACGGCGCGGCGGTCGATGAATCTGTTGTTCGCAGATTGGGCGAATCGAGGCATTAATCTATGGACCGTTGAGCAGGGGTCGCAAGTATTGACGGCCGGCACTGCTACGTATACGCTTCCAGTTGACACTGTAGACTTGATGGAGCATGTTATTCGTACGGGCGCAGGCAACGCCTCTACACAGACGGACCTCACCATTACGCGTATCAGTGTTTCTACGTACTCGTCCATCCCGAACAAGCTGCAACAAGCGCGACCGATCCAGGTTTACATTGACCGACAACAAGCTGCGCCGAAGTTCACTGTGTGGCCGGTGCCGGATAGTTCTCAGACGTACACTTTCGTCTATTGGCGGCTTCGCCGTATCGATGATGCTGGGTCTGGCGGGGCCAACACGCAGGATGTCCCGTTCCGGTTCCTGAACGCGCTCGTCGCGGGGCTTGCCTACTACCTAGCGCTGAAGATTCCTGGCGCGGCTGAACGCCTGCCGATTCTCAAACAACAGTATGACGAGGCGTGGGACTTGGCGAGCACTGAAGACCGCGACAAGAGCGCTATCCGGCTGGTCCCAAGGCAGATGTTTATTGGGTGACTCATGTTCACTGTAGGCCCTGCATTTTTCGGCACTGGGGTGCGGATAAGTTTTGTCGGAGTGGGGGCGCCTGATGATAATGTTACCTTGCCTACGATCGTACCAGCGCATAATGCGGGAGATATAATTGTTACGCTTGATGTTGGTAGTGCAGGCGTTGTTCCAAATTTAAGAGCGGGATACACTACGCTATGCACTAGTAACGGATCAATTATTGGTGGCGCGCGACTTTCAGCTATTGCCGATACAAGTAATAGTATTACAAGTCTTGCGGCGGCTGTTGGCGGTGCGATGCCGCCTTTAGTCTGTATATATCGTGGGGCGCAAGTAACCCCGGGATCGTTTGGGCAAGGATCAGAAACACTAGGGGGGACTAACCCACGTAACTGGCCGAATCTTGCTGCATTTGTCGGCAGTGGTTCGTGGGTTATCGGTATTCTGGGGACAAATAATCAGAATCCGGTCGTGCTAGGGCCCAGTGATACCCCCGGGATGGTGAAGAGAACTACTAAACCCACTACCTGGGGCGGTTCTACATATGAAATTTTTGATTCTAACGGCGTTCTAAGTAGTTTCACTGGATATACTTGGAATGCAAACAACCCCGGTAGCACCACAAACATTTCAGCCGCTGCCGAGTTGAGAAGGAACTAAAGCATGGCAAATCGCTTTGCTAATGGCGCTAAAGCGTTTGGGTTTTGCGACGTTTGTGGGTTCCGTTTCAACCTGAAGAAGCTGAAGAATCTTACCGTCAAGACAAAGCAGACACAGATTCGCGCGTGCCCGCAGTGCTGGGTGCCCGATCAGCCGCAACTGCAACTCGGCATGTATCCCGTCGCGGATCCTCAAGCGATTCGCGACCCGCGCCCTGATACGAACACATGGGTTGCTTCCGGTACGGGCGTTTCCGGGTTCCCTGGCGAAGGCAGTCGTGTTACTCAGTGGGGCTGGGCCCCCGTAGGCGGCCCCAACGCAGTTCTGGGCTCCGTCGTCCCCAACGCCTTGCTTGGACAAGGTGTTCTTGGTACAGTGACCTTCTAGGAGATTTTTATGGCTACAACCCCTGAAAAAGCTGTCCGTAAGCACGAGAAGCGGATGCACCCTGGCAAGACCCCTTCGTTTAAGAAGGGCGGGCCTACGACCGACGATTACAAGCGCCTCGGCCGTAACATGGCGCGTGCCATGAACCAGAAAGGCCGCTGAGATGAAGACCAAAACTACCAAGGCCCCAGCAGCCGGCCAAACGGCTCCAGGCATCGAGACGCTGAATGTCTCTGTCGCGAACGAGCGGGCCAAGCCGTACGGCGGCGCCAAGACTTCGGGCGTGCAGATGCGAGGTACAGGCGCGGCTACGAAAGGCAAGATGTCGCGCGGCCCGATGGGGTGATCTATGCCGATGACGTATACGCAGCTTCAAGCTGCGGTATCATACTACACCGAGAATACATTTTCGGCAGTAGACTTTGCTACTATGACTCGGCTTGCCGAGCAAAAAGTCTATAGTGTAGTCCAGCTTCCTACGCTTCGTAAGACGGCGACGCTGACGTTTAACGTTGGTGTTCAGACGATCAATCTACCTACAGATTTTTTGTCGTCGTATAGTTTTGCGGTGGTTCTGCCAACAGGCGAATACGCGTACATGCTGAATAAAGATGTCAACTTTATTCAGGAAGCATACCCAAGTCCTGTGTTCTCAGGCGTTCCCAAGTACTACGCGCTTGCTGGCACCGTGAGCAACCCATTGGTGCAAGTAGCAGTAGTTGGGCCTGCGCCCCAGCTTGGCTACGATACGGCACTCAATTACGCGGCGTACCCCGAAAGCATCACGGTTGCGACTACAGGCACTTCTTGGTTGGGTAACAACTTCGAGTCTGTACTATTCAACGGAGTGATGGTCGAAGCTGCCCGTGCCATGAAGCAAGAGCCCGATATTGTCGCCATGTATGAGAAGCAGTTCCAAGAGTCGTTGATGCTCGTTAAGGAACTCGGTGACGGGCGGAACCGCCGCGACGCATACCGCTCCGGCCAGACACGCTCTGGGGTGACCTGATGCCTATCATCCAAGGACTTGTTTCGTCGTTCAAGCTAGAGTCTTGGCAGGCGATCCACGACTTTCCAACAGATACACTCAAGTTTGCACTTTACACCGCCAATGCCTCGCTTAACCCCACTACAACGACATACGCCAGTGCTAACGAAGTCACTGCTGCGGGCTACACTGCTGGTGGCGTTGTGCTTTCTGGTGTCACTCTCACTCTAAATAACGGGGCCGCCTGTCTATCTTTTGATAACCCAACGTGGGCAGGTGTAAATTTTGTCTGCCGAGGCGCGTTGATTTATAACGCCAGCAAAGCCAATCGAGCAATTGCGGTGCTAGATTTTGGCGCGGACAAGACCGCCTCTGGTACTTTTGTTGTACCCATTCCAGCGAATACTTCTTCTACGGCGATTATCCGCTTCCAGTAAGGACAGTCATGCCTACTAGTTTCACCCCCCTGCTCGGTCTCGCGCTACCTGCTACAGGCGAATTGTCGGGCACCTGGGGCGATACGGTTAACAACTCCATTACGTCTTTGGTTGAAAGCGCTGTAGCTGGCACTACAACGTTAAATACTGATGCAGATGTTACGCTAACGACTAACACGGGTGCTAGCAACCAAGCGCGGCAGGCTGTATTGCTCTGCACGGGCGCGCGTACGGCGCAAAGAACAATTACCGCCCCGGCGCAATCAAAGACGTACATTGTCGTAAATAATACTACGGGCGGGTTTTCTGTAAAGCTTGTTGGGTCAGGCCCTACAGCAGGTGTTACTGTTGATAGTGGGGAACGTGCGCTAGTTGTGTGGAATGGGTCCGATTTCGTCAAGCTAGGCTACGCGAGCGGGGTAGGGGTGTTCACCAGTGTTGTCGCTGGTTCGGGCACAGCGGCGCTGCCTTCGTACTCCTTCGTAGGAGACACCGATACGGGAATGTTCTGGCCGGCCGCCAATACGCTGGCCTGGAGCGCAGGCGGGACGGAGGGCGTGCGGCTGGACTCCAGCGGGAACCTTGGGATTGGGACGAGTTCGCCCGCAACCAAGTTACATATCAACACCGGAGCGGCGGGATATGGGGTCACCATAGCGGCGTCTAGTCAGACTGGTATTACGTACCAGCTCGGCATTGACTCAAATAGCAATCTTGCAATCTACGACACAAGCGCAGCGGCGCAGCGTCTTGTTTTGTCTCCGACTGGACTTCTCCAGCTAGCAGCCGGTAACACTGGTGGTGGCGTTGCACTCAATAACGCAGCTAATACGTCGCCTACTGTTCTTGATTGGTACGAAGAGGGCACGTTCACCCCAACGCTCACGGGTATCGGCACACCAACATACACTACACAGTCAGGCTCTTATACACGGATCGGGAACGTAGTCCACTTCAATATCACGCTTAACTGGACTGGCGGGACAAACGGCGCCGGTATCACCGTGGCTAGTCTCCCGTTCACGGCCGCTGGGGTCAATACACCAGTAAGTGTCAGTGTTAACTACCTAGGTAATGCGAGTTTCACGTGGACAGGCGTGGTTAAGGCATACGTTAGTGGCGGGACGGCGAATATCGCCCTGGTCGTAGAAAGTTCTGGCGCTTCCAATGGGGCGCTGCTAAACCCTAGCGCGGGCACTAAAGACGTGATTATCTCTGGTACTTACAGGGTGGCATAATGAAGCTTCCAATTTTTCCACAAGACAAAGCGAACCATTTTATTTATGGCGCCGCAGTCACTTCCCTGGTAGCTTTGTTCAGCGTTGTAGCAGCGATAATTGTATGTGTAGTCGTCGCAGTTGGAAGGGAGGTATACAACAAAATCTACGGCGGTGAGGCGACCTTGGCGGATATCGGATGGACGCTTGCAGGGGGGGGCGTAGTACTGTTTCCGTCTCTCCGGCAACAAATCTCCTCTATTTTTTGATAACTACGGTTTATTGAGCTATGCCACTTCCTGCATTTCTTGCCCCACTACTGGCCCAAGGGCTCAGTCTTCTTAGTAATGCTGCGCTCGTTAAAGGCAAAGAGTGGGTCGAACAGAAGACGGGCGTCAGCCTCGATCAACCGTTGTCGTCAGAAGATGTACTGAAGCTTCGTCAGTATGAGATGGATCACGAGGAGGAGCTTATCAGGCTTCGGCAGGAAGACGATAAGCTTAAAGCGACGCTGGAGCTTGCGTATCTTGAAGATGTACAAAATGCGCGAGATCTACAGAAAGCCGCTCTGGCGCAGAACGATTTGTTTGCAAAGCGCTTCATCTACTACCTCGCGATCTTCTGGAGTGTCGCAGCGGTTCTCTACATCGGATTTATCACGTTTGCGGAGATCCCCGAAGCGAATGTACGTTTTGCTGACACAATTCTTGGTTTCTTGTTGGGCACATTGATCGCTACCATCATGAACTTCTTCTACGGCTCTAGTCGCGGCAGTGCAACTAAGGGGCAGGTACTTGAGGATGTTGTGTCTAAGGTTGCGGGGGACAAGCAATGAGCCTTGTGCCAGAACAAGCAGCGTTCCTGCTCGATGTGTGCCGCCTGATCCAATATGCTACTTCACAGGGCTGGACGATCACAGGCGGGGAGTTGTACCGCACGCTTGAGCAGCAGCAGATCCATGTAAAGGCAGGTCGTTCAAAGACGATGAACAGCAACCATCTCAGGCGTCTTGCAATCGATCTTAACTTCTTCAAAGACGGTAAGTTGGTCTGGGACAAGAACACAATCGCCCCTCTAGGCTCGTATTGGGAGACGCTTCACCCTAAGAATCGTTGGGGCGGCAATTTTAGGTCGCTCGTCGATGTACCGCATTTTGAACGAAATGTGTAGTCATGCCGCTTAAGACGATTAGGTTTAAGCCTGGGATTAACCGCGAGAATACTAGATATCTTGCGGAAGGGAAGTGGTATGACTGCGAAAAAGTCCGTTTCCGCCAAGGAACACCTGAGAAGATCGGCGGCTGGGCACGTATCTCAAACAATACCTACCTTGGTGTTGCGCGGTCTCTCTGGCCGTGGGCGGCGTCAGCCGGGGCGTTGTATCTTGGCGTCGGCACCCACCTGAAGTATTACATTTCTTCGGGCGGAACGTATTACGACATTACACCCCTGCGTGTCACGACTACACTTCCAAACAACCCATTCACCGCAAACGGCACAAGCACTATCTCAGTAAACGCCCCCACACACGGGGCTGTTGCTGGGGATTTTGTTACGTATAGTGGGGCGACAGCATTCAGTGGCGCGACGATTGTTGGCGAGTATCAGGTCGTCTCTGTTACAGACGCGAATACGTACACGATCGATTTTGGTTCTAATGTCGCCGCCGGTTCAGGTGGCGGCGCGGCTGTTTCCGCAGCGTACCAAATCAATATTGGCGCAGCCACGCAACTGCCATTGGTCGGATGGGGGGCGGGAGGATGGGGCCAAGGGACTTGGGGCCAAGGCGCGATGGGGACAACGCAGATCCGTATTTGGAACAACCAGAACTTCGGGTTTGACCTACTCTACGGGCCGAAAGGCGGGGCCCTGTACTACTGGAATAACACAACCGGACCCAGTACGCGCGGCGCCGCACTTACAAGCCTGCCAGGAGCATCTGATGTACCTACGCTCCACAATCACATGATTGTGTCAGACGCGTCCAGGTTTGTTCTAGTTTTTGGCTGTAACGATTACGGTAATACGTCTATCGATCCGATGCTGATTCGGTGGTCTGACCAAGAGACTGCGGTTAATTGGACCCCAGCAGCGACGAACCAAGCCGGGAGTTTACGTCTTTCTCGTGGTTCTAAGATTAGCGCCGTACTCCAAGTCCGACAAGAAATCCTTGTGTGGACAGATATTGCGTTGTATTCTTTGCAGTATCTAGGCCCCCCTGTTGTTTGGGGCTCTCAGATTCTGGGAGACAACATCTCTATCGTCAGTGATAGAGCGGTAATGGTGGCGGCCGGTACTGCGTATTGGATGGGTGAAGAGAAGTTTTATGTCTATGACGGCCGATTGAACACACTTACTTGCGATGTCCGCCAGTATGTGTTCGGAGATTTTAATTTTAACGAAGCACAACAAGTGTTCGCTGGTAGTGTAGAGGAATTCAACGAGGTCTGGTGGTTCTATTGTTCTGCGGGGTCTACTACAATTGATCGTTACGTTGTTTACAATTACCTAGAACAAGCTTGGTACTACGGCCGTATGGCAAGAACGGCCTGGATTGACGATAGCCTTGTTAGTACTTACCCGATAGCCGCTACGTATTCAAACGTATTGGTGTATCATGAACTGGGAGTGAATGACGCTGAAGGCCCAACCGCCCAACCAGTCACTGCGTACATTACATCCGCTGAGTTCGATATTGAAGACGGGCACAACTTTGGGTTCATCTGGCGCGTACTGCCAGACGTAAAGTTTGATGGCTCAGATGCGCAAAATCCGTCTGTGACGATGACACTCCTGCCGTTGCAGAATTCTGGTTCGGGATATAACGTACCGCCATCTGTTGGCGGCGCTGACTCGGGCGCTATTGTCCGATCGGCCACAGTCCCGGTGGAGCAGTTCACGGGACAGATTAACGTGCGCGTGCGCGGGCGACAAATGGCATTTAAGGTGCAGTCAGACTCGCTCGGTACCCATTGGCAGCTTGGCGCGCCTAGAATCGATATTCGTTCTGACGGCAGGAAATCCTGATGTCTGTATGGAGCAATCTCGTAAAGCGCTTTCGCGCCCCCGCACTGCCAAAGCCGGGGCCGACGTACACGCAGACGTACATGGACAACCTGCTGAATGTCCTGCGTTTGTACTTCAACCAGCTTGACGAACTTCTGGCGAATATCTTGGCTGCTCAACCCGTAAACGTCCGTTTTTTCGGGACCGCACTTGATGCGTTTGGTCGTACGCGTATTAGCCAGCCGTACACCCTGTTTGACTCTCAAAAGCTACCGCTCATTTGCCTACAAACCCGGTAAGGGCTTGATGGGGATGAACACGTTTGTCATGGGTCCGCCCCAGACGAACATGCGGATGCGCGTTGGTTACTTTAACGCAGAAAACGGCGTGTTTCTTGAGCGGGACGGCGCTACGGTCTACATTGTCCGCCGTACGTTCGTCTCCGGTGCCGCAGTCGATACGCGTGTGGCGCAAACTGACTGGAACGGTGATAGGCTCAACGGTACCGGCGCGTCCACACTGACGCTCGACCTTACAAAGGCCCAGATCCTCTGGATGGACTTCGAGTGGCTGGGCGTAGGTTCCGTCCGGGTTGGGTTCGTGATCGATGGGCAGCCCGTTATCTGCCACACGTTTAACAACGCCAACAACCTCACAACGGTCTATATGACGACGGCGATCCTGCCGGTGCGTTATGAAGTGACTAACACCGGGGCTGTCGCAGCCGCAGCTACACTGAAGCAAATCTGCTCTACGGTTATTTCTGAAGGCGGCTACGAAAAGAAGGTGGCTACGTTTGTCGCACGTATGACGGCGGCCAATGCATCTATAAGCACTACGTTCGTTCCGCTAGTGTCTATTCGTCTTGCTTCCGGCCGCACCGGGGCGGTTGTGGTTCCTGATAGTTACGCAGTTCTTCCTACAGCGGGGGCGGCAACTACATTCGAGATTGTACTAGTAAAGAATCCTACACTCACGGGCGCAGCTTGGGGGGCGACGGACTCTAATAATGTGCAGCGAGATATTAGTGCTACGTCTTTTACTGGCGGGACTATTATCGAATCGCAGTATGTTCTATCCTCTTTTTTATCCCAAGGCATGTCGTCTGGTGGCGGGGACTATAATTGGGATCTACAACTCGGCGCCACGATCGTCGGCACTAGCGACATCTATACTGTTGCTGCGCGTACATTAAGTGGCACGCAAACTGCGATTGCAAGCATGTCGTTTTGGGATCTGACATGAATAAAAACGACCCTTACGCCGGGATTAGAAACCTGAAGTTTCGCGGGGTAGACGAGGTTTTCACTCCGGTATCCCAGGATGAACTATCTCAGTTCTACGTTGATACGGACGAGGGTCGGCGAGTTGACCAACAGCGCGCCATTGCGGCCGGATTCGCGCCGAACGCAGTGTCTGTCGGGGGGTCCGAGTACGGTGGAGAGAACTTCACCTGGGGGCGCCCCACTGGGCAATTTCGGAGTTGGGCCCCAGATTGGGAGTCGCTGAAGTCACTCGGGCTCCAGTCTAAATACAATCAATCAGACGACATCACCAGCCAGCTCTCTGAAGCCCAACGTACGGCTTTGGGGGGTGACAGACTCTTTAAAACTACGCTGCAACAGCCAGGCAAACATAAATACGATACTCAAGAGGCTTTTTACCGCGTCAACCCACAAGGCGACGCCGTACTACTCGGCACGCCAACAGCGTCACGGCAGCAGTCTAGTTCAAAGCAGTTCCGTGACACACTATTCAAGGAGATGCTTCCGGTCGCTGCGCAGATTGCTACGTTCGCTGGCGGCCTGCCCGGACTCTCGTCAACCACTTTTGGTGGCGGGCTACTCGGCGCTGCGGGCGCGGGTGCGGCTAATAGTGCTATCGGCACGCTACTTCGCGGTGGTGGTCTAGATGACATTCTGAAGAGTGCGGTAACTGGTGGGGTCACGGGCGGCGTGATGCCCACGATCTCATCGGCTATTTCTGACATTATTCCTAGAGAGGGCGTTGGGTCACTATTCAACCGTGCCACTACAGATGTTGCGCAGTCGGGCCTTCGCTCCTTGTTGTCGGGGAGAGACTTCGATCTCGGCGAGGTCCTTAAGGGGTCCGCGCTGAACCAACTCACAGCGGGCTTGACCGACAACTTGGGGATCCCTAAGGGTCTGGCTTCGCTGGGCGTAAGGCTGGCTGGAGGACAGCAGGCGCGACCTTCGGACATCCTGGGGCTGGTTCGCGGCTTCGGTGGGCCTGACAACGCACTTGCTCAAGTTGGACGAATCGCGGATACTGTGGCTGGGAGAAAAACTCGCCTACCCATGTCGTCCACGCCCCCCGAAGCTCTGACCCAGGCACGTGCCACGGACGACGCATTTGCGCCGCTTGCCCTGATGAGTCTGCTCGGACAGCCCGCGCGTAGCGCCCCGGCCCCAGAGTACGAGGTAGCGCAAATCAACGCGCGTTCGCCGTTCGGCAGCGTCTTTGACCGCAACCGAAACGAAGATACAAGCCAGCTTCTTAGAGGTCGGTATGGATAGTTTTTTCGACTATTTTGAACCGGGGGCGATCGGGTACGACTTCGATACCACACTGTCTCCGTATAACGAAGACTTTGGCGCCAGCTATTTTTTGCCGAGTAGCGGGGACGAGGGCGGCGCCGTACCGCAAGACAACGAGTGGATGAAGTTTTTGCGGCAGCAAGAGACCGCCCAAAGCGGCGAATCCCCGTTGGGCGGGATCGGCCCTAACGCAGAAAGCCTTCCACTAGTTAACACCAACACTAACCTACTCTCCAAACTCTTCGGTAGTCTCAAGAGTGGTGGACAACAGGTAGCGAATGCCGCGGTGTCTCCTGGCGGACTGATGGGGATCCTAGGTGCATTGCTGGCGAATAAGTTCGACAAGGCCCCCGCTCAAGGGGGTGGTGTAGGTGCGGCGTACGCAGGGGCAAAACCAATTACTCGCACAATCGAACAGGGCAAGTACGGCCCTATTGCTCGTTACGCGGCTGATGGCGGTATCATGAATGCCTACGCGTATGGCGGCTCCGTCTCCCCCTTTCCTATGCAGGATGGGGGGTTTGTGATGACCAAAAAAGCAGTAGATGGCGCGGGTGGCGCGGGGGGCATCAAGCGAATTCTCCCGGGCGCGCGTATGATCGGCGGTCCTCCCGACCCTACTGGTCGGCGCGACCTGACGCCTGCGGTCATTCATGGCCCTCGTGGGCAAACTCCGGCACGGGTGTCAAACGGCGAAGCGTACGTCCCCCCCGGCCGCGACACCAAGGGCCTCTACGCCCTGATGAAACATCTTGAAGGGAAGGCCGCATGATCACCGCAGCGCCTGAGATGCCCACCAGCCTGCCGGTCACTACGCAGGCTACACAGTCCACCCCGCTCGGGGGCGCGCAAACGACGCCGATCAACTCGTCGCAGTCCACCCTCGCGCCCAATTTCGCCAGCTACATCTACAACCTGCTCGGTAGGGGCGAGGGGCTGGCCAATCTGCCGTTCCAAGAGTTCACCGGGCAGCGGTTCGCCGGCACATCGCCGCTTCAGCAGCAGGCATTCACAGGCCTCGGTAGCTTGGGGCCCAGCCAAGCAACCGGCGCAGGCATCACGGCTACACAGCAGGCGCTTACTGGCCTACAGGGGTTGCTGCCGTACAAGGTCGGCTCCGTGTCGGAATACATGAGCCCCTACATGCAGAATGTAGTGGACATTCAAGCGAGGGAAGCACGGCGACAAGCAGACATTGGACGTACCGCAGAACAGGCGCGACTCACGCAAGCTGGGGCCTATGGCGGTTCGCGGCAGGCTATTATGGAGGCGGAGCGCCAACGCAATCTCAACGAACAGATTGGCGACATCCAGGCCAAGGGGCTCCAGTCAGCGTACGACCGTGCGGTTGAACAGCGGCTTAAGGAGGGGGATCTCGGTATCCGCGGCTTGACGGGGCAACTACAAGGTGCGCAGACGCTCGGCACCCTCGGCCAAAGCCAGTTCGGACAGGGACTTCAAGCACTGCAAGAGCAGCGGCTCGCCGGCAAGGAACAGCGCCAGATCGAGCAGGAACCGCTCGATTTCGGCTACCAGCAGTTCCAAGAATCGCTTAAGTACCCGTATCAACAAACTACGTTCATGCAGAGCCTTCTGCAAGGGCTCCCCCTGGCGACGCAACAACCCTACCAAGCCGGCGATTCCACATTTGGGACTATGACGCAGGGCGGACTGACAGGACTGGCGCTGTACAAGCTTCTGACTGAGGGTAAGTGATGGTGTCGCAACCGCAACCGCAACCGCAACCGCAACCGCAACCGCAGATGGCCCCGGGGCAGGCGGCTATGCCCACACCCACCCCTGTTCAGACGACGCAGACCGCCTCGCCGCAGACGCCATCGTTGATGCAGATGGATAGCAACGCACTGCGGCAGTTGTTTATGCAAGTCATGAACAACGCGGGCCCCAAGTTGCCCCCGGCGCTTATTCTTGGTGCGCTAGGTAAAGTCATGCAGCGCGAGAACATGGCCGAGGCGGCGCAAGGCCAAATGGCTATGGCTCAGGCTAACCAGCCCACGGTCGCGCAGCAGCTTATGGGTACGCGCCAGATGGCTGAAGGTGGGGTTGTGTCTTTGAGTGGTGGCGGCGACCCGACCATTGAAGCAATTCTCCGTAAAGGCCCTGCGGCGCGAACGGCCGAAGAGAATGAGCTTCTGAAGAGCGCGGGTTTCCAGATGCTTGAACGTAAAATACCTTCGGACTCAGGCATCGCACGCCTTAACCGCTGGCTTGAGGATGCGCTTGGTACAGGCAAACCAAAAGCGTCGTTGGGGTTTTCATCCACGGGTTTCCCCTCGTCCGCCCCCGTGAAACAGGACGACATCGCAAAGATGTTGTTTGCTATGGACTTGGCGAAGCCGTATCAGTCTGAAGTACCTCCCCCTACCCCCACTGCTCCCGCCGCCCGCGGCGGTTCTGGGATCCCCGCCCCCGCCGCACCCAGAAAGCCGACGACTTCTCCGCTCACTGACGCTTTGGTGGACATCGAGAAGCAAATCGCTGACGCGATTCGTACGCAAGGTGTTGTCCCCACAGAGCTTCTGGCCGAAAGAGAGCGTATCCAACGACTTGCAGCGGAGCAGATTGAGGCTCGGAAAGGGCGTAGTGCGGAGGCGCTGAAAGAAGGAGAGGAGCGACTTGGACAGGTCATGTCTCGTGGCATCGGCGCGCAAGACCTCCTTAAGATGGCTGCTGGGATCGATAAGCGTAAAGGCAAAGTGGCCGGCTCTATCGCTGGCGGGATTGCTGGCGCTCTAGGCGAGCAAGAAGCAAGACGGGAAGCGGCGCGTAAAGAGTTTATGCAGGTCAAGGCCGCTGAGCGTACGGAGACTAATCTCATCGAACAGATGCAGATGCAGGAACTCGTCCGTCAGAACGCTCTGAAGACCGGCGACGTTGCAGCAGCGCAGGCAGCCACGGCCAAGCTCGCAGAACTTAAGCGGGTGATGAATGAGCTTCGCTACAGCCGCGAGCAGCAAGCCTTCAAAAACCTTCTCGATGAGCGCAAAGTTGCGGCTGATGAGATGTCCGCCCGAGCGCAGATGGTCAGCGCCCAAGCGCGTGGTAGTGGTGCGACTGCCCCCGCAACACTGAATCCAAACCAGCGGGCGGTACTCCTTGAGAAGGCGGTGGATAATGTCAGGCAAGATCCGCAAACCAACGTGCGCCTAGCAAGGGCACAACAAGAAGCGATCAAGAGCAAAGTACCGTTTGACCGCCAAGCCTTTATCGACCGGCTTGTCCAAGCGCAATTTGAGCAAATGCTGGCCGCTGCCGAAGGTCGCCAACCTGCTGTAGCTGCCCCGCCTCCAGGGCGCGTTATCGATTTCTCAAGCATTAAGTGATATGGCTTACGCTATCCGTTTGCCTGACGGTACGCTTGTCCAGAATATTCCTGACGAGGTAACACCGCAGGAAGCGAAGCGGCGAATCCTTGCCGCTGGTTTGTATAAACCGCCCACCCCCGAAACTACTGTCCTTGGCGAAGCAAAAGAGCTGTTCAAGGGATTGGTCCCGGGAGCAGTCGGACTGATTGAAAGCGCCGCAACTGGTGCGTCTGCGCTACTGTCAGAACAGACTGAGAAAGCTGCTCGGGAAAAGATCGCCAGCATCGCGGGTACTGCCAAAGCCCCGTTTGCTGCTGCGCCGGGGTATGAAGAGGCCGTAGGCCGCAAGCTGGGCGAAGCCATTGGTTCCACGGCCCCGTTTCTTGCAGCGGGGCCTCTCGGGCTGGCGGGTAAGGTCGGCGCAGTCGGTCTTGGTGTTGGTGCCGGTGCGGGGGAGGCGCGCGTGCGCGCTGAGAAGGAAGGCGCGACTACCGAACAGAGAAGCACAGCCACGGCGCTGGGCGTCATCCCCGGTGCGATGGAGGTTTTTGCGCCTTTCCGTATCTTGTCCCGTATTCCTGAGTCTGCAAAAGCTCAGGGCGTCCAGTTGGTTAAACGGGCACTTGTTGCTGGTGGGGAGGAAGCCGCACAGGAAGCCGCGTCAGGTTTCGCTCAGAATCTCATCGCCAAGGGTGTCTACAAGCCCGAGCAGGAACTGATCGAGGGTCTGGGTGAACAGGCCGCCTACGGCGGGGCCACTGGTGCGATTGTGCAGGGGCTGATGGACCTTGCCTTGGGGCGGCGCGCACGCGCTGCGAGGACTGCGCCTGAGGAAAGCCCAATCGAGCGCGCCGAACGTGAGGCGACTGCGAAAGCCGCCGCTGCGCCCCCTGCACCGCCTGCCGAAGAGCCCACGCCCCCTGCGGTGGAGGCCCCCGCACCGCCCGTCGAAGAGCCCGTGGTTAGGAAGTCCGGGGAGCCTCCCGCTGGCGGTATGCAGCCTGCTGAGATCGAGGCGCTGGGTATTGCGAAACGTCAGCCTATCTATCGCCGCCTGCTCGGTAAGGATATGAACGACCCCGCGCAGCGTGATGCGGTGCTGGCAGACATCGAGAAGTACCTCACCCGGGGGAATGGTAGCGAGGAATCGCGGGCGAAACTGACAGAGTTCAAAGAACGCTTCGCTCCCCCTGCTGCTGAAACCCCCACGCCCCCTGCCGCCGAAGCGGCCCCCCCGGCACCAACGGAGACCACAAGTGCTACAGGAACTGTCGAACCATCAAGTGGAGCAGGCGTTGCAGTGGCTGGCGAGCCCGGTGCAGGAGCCGCCCCCGGAGGGGTTGAAGTCACTGAACCAACTGGAGTGGTTCCTTCTGTCGCGGATGTTGGAGAGCCTGCTGCTGGAGAAGGAGCAGAGCCCGGTGCAGTAGCAGCCGCACCGGCTCCCAAGCCCACACCTGTCACCCCCGAGTACACCGAGGAAGACATTGACCGGGCAGTGAACACCGGGCTCCTGACCGAGGAGCAAGCAGAGGTGTACCGCGCAGAACTGCGAGCGGAAGAAGCACCCCCCACTGTGATGGGCGCGGCTTTCCAGAAGCAGATTGACGGCATCAGGGCGCAGATGGACGCACTGCGCCAGAAGAACGGCAAGCCTCCGGCTAAGAAGTCACCCGCCCGTGCCAAGTACGATGAGTTGCAAGCGCAGCTTGACGCGTTGGCACCCAAGGAAGAGGGTGATCTCGCGGCGCGGCTTGAGAAAATGGGGGCTTCTGGTGTTGTCGGGTCTATCGGCGCACGACCCACGATTGACCTTGCTGCTGTACGTGAGAACCTGACCAAAGCCCGTGCCGCGCCCAAGATGTACGAGGCGATGCTGAACTACATCGGTGTGGATAAGGACGGTGACTACCTTCCTACCACGTACTCATCCGATGAGGCGGCGGAACTGGTAGGACTCAACCGTAGCTCTGGTGCCAACGTACGGCGTGCCGCAGAGGCGATGGGTATTACGGCTGATGTTATCAGTCGATTCCACGCTGGGCAGACTGATAAAGTCGGTATCGATAAGAACGTATCTGAGTCAGGTACAGGACTCACTGATGTACAGCCCAAACGCGGTGTGCTGTACGAAGCGCCGAAGAAGAACCAGCCCGGAAAAGCCGCTGGGTTTCTGCGCGGTGCGCTGACTTCTGACGGGAAGCTCGACTTCACAGGGCTCGACAACAAGCAGATTGCTGAGATCTACGCCCGTGCGTCGAACTACGACCCAAAGCGTGGCGGCAACCTAGAGGTCATCAAGAAGCTCAACGCTGAGATTGCTGCACGTACCAAGGCAGATCGTAAAGGCATGCAGTCGGCGCTCGACCGTGCCTATCGTGTTGTCCGTGCAGAGGAAGAGACTGCGGCGGAGCAGACTGAGACCGACCGCGTTGCTGAAGAGGGTGTTGAGGCAGAAGAAGTCGAAACAGAGGACAAGACGCGTCGGTTGAGTGACGAAGATATCGAATATCGCACCATCCCGCAGAGCCCTGTGGTCACCAACCGTGCGTCACATACGGAGCTTGAGAAAGTCGTTACCGACATCGGGAAGATGCTCGGCGGTAAGGTTGACGTCACTATCCTCGATGATGTAACTGATGTAGACGCTAAGCAGAAACCTGGGTCTCGTGCTGGTGCGACTATCAAGGGGGGTATCTATCTCTTCCGCAGCGGCATCGCCAAGGGGCTCGAAGGACAGAAGACTGTCTTCCATGAACTGTTTCACAAGGGACTGAAGAGCCTCTTGCCCGAAGCTGAATACCGGGCGACGATGAACAGGTTCTATAGCCAAAGCGCGGACATTCGTGCGATGGCTGACGCTTATCTTGCGTCAGACGCAGGTAAACAGGATACAAAGAATCTCAGCCCGCAAGACGCTCGGGTGTTGGCAGTCAAAGAGTCGCTTGCCGAGGTGGCGGAGCAGACCGATCTCAATCCCACGTTGGTCCGGCAGGTCGGGGGCTTCCTCGCCAGAGTCGCTGACCGTCTGGGTATGCCGCAGCTCGCCCGTGCCATTCGCACGATGGGGCTGAACGAGCAGGAGAAGTTCATCCGCGATGCGCTCCAAGCTGGGCTGGGGTCGACGACCGGCGAAGGGGCTACGCGGTTCCGTACGACCATCACCCCCGAGGCCGAAGCTACCGCCAAGGAACTCGACGCCATTGGTGGGCGCAAACAGCGTGGTGTGGTCCAGAAAATCGGCAAGCAACTAGAAGGCCGTGTACCTCTTCGTATCCGCGAAAAGTTGGTGGATTCTCTGGCCCCTATGGAGGATTGGTTTGTCAACGCCTATGGCGGGCAAATCCGCACTGCTAGCGGGCGACTGAACCCGATGGTGCTACTCTCGCGCGCCCTTGATGCGCTTCGTATAAGCAAAGCTGCGCAGATTGAAGGCGGACTTAGCCGAGAAGACGGACTTATCGTTGCCACGGAGCTAAAAGACGCAGACGGGCGTTTTGTCAGCTATTCTGGGGTACTTAATCGTATTGCCGATGCCGCTAAAGCAGAGGGCAAGACCTATGAGGACTACCGTAATACGATTGACAATATTCTGTACGGACACCGCGAATTTTACTTGCGCCAAAAAAACCGTGAAATTGAGCAACAAGCACAAGCCCTAGATGACGCCGGGAAGGCAGACAAAGCGAAAACGCTCCGTGAAGGCATCGTAGAGTTGTACCTTACCGACGAACAGATCGATAGGGCGGAGACGGCGTTCCAACAAGACGACTTCATCAAAGGTGTTCTGTCCGATCTTGATACTGTCCGGTTTAATATGCTAGATATGCTGGTGGAAACTAGTCGTATCAGTAAAGAGCAAGCGCAAGACTACAAAGATAACCTAGCCTATATCCCATTTGAGCGCATCGGTGAGTACGAAAACCAATGGACACAGGCGACTCGGGGGGCCAACCGTGGCGTTGCCGCACTCAGGAAGCTCAGGCAGCTAGAAGGTAGCAAGCGGAAGTCCACGTCGGTCGTCGAAAACTTCTCCGGGTTCATGGATTGGGCTACCAAGGAGGCGATGAAGAACGAAGCGGCTAGACGTGCCCTGGGGGACATGGAACTGCTCGGCGCTGCCCAACGCCGTGAACAGCCCCCCGCTACGGACTCCCCAGGTGGCATGGTCGATGTCTACGAAGACGGGCAGAAGGTTAGGTTCTACGTACCCGACCCGGCGCATCTGGTCACTTTTAGTCTTGCTGACCCCCAACTGTCCAACATCATCAAGGGGCTTTCGCAGGCCACGCGCCTACTCCGCGCGGGCGTGACTTCGATGCCGCCGTTTGCTATCAAGCAGATTTTCGACGATGTGGTCCGTGCCTATACCTACGCTGGAGTCAAGGACAATAAAACGCTTGTTAAGAACGTACTGTCGAACTTTCTTAAGCTGTGGCCTAGCGAACTTCGCAACCAGAAAACCTCTGGTATCCGAGAACTAGAAAACCTCGGTATTGTTGGTACATACGACATCACTCAGCACACCAATCTTAAAGATATTCTGAAAGAGTCAGGTGCGGAAAAGGAAGGGCTTGGCAGTGCCATCCTGCGTGTGATGGAGGCTGGTGCCAAAGCGTCTGACCTCGCCGTGCGTAAAGCGATCTACGACCAAGTACTGACGGAAACTGGCGATACGGCGCAAGCCGAGTCCGCAGCGCGAGAGATCATCAACTTCAGCCGTCGTGGATCATCGCGCATGATGAACATGATGATCAGCGTCATCCCCTTCTTCAACGCCTATGCGCAAGGCATGGACAAGCTGGCGTCTGCTGCCGCTGGCGGGCTTGTAGGTAAGAAAACGGGCACCGCACGGAGCATGTTCTACAAGCGCATGATGGTGCTGACTGCTATGGGCACGGCTTATGCGTTGTTGATGTCAGACGACGAGGAATACGAAAAACTCCCTGACCACGTGCGGGATACCAACTGGGTGCTACCTTACGGCAAGGCGCTCGGGTTCACCCCCGCCATCCCCATCCCGGCGGAACTTGCGTTCTTTTTCAAAGCGATCCCCGAACGAGTTCTGCGGTATTATAAGTACCAGGGTACTGAAGACGAGCGCGCCGCTATTGATGTGCTAAAAGAGTTGACAAAGCGCGGGGTTGATGTTTTCTCGTCTCCGAATTTGATGGCCCAAGGTATTCGGCCGCTTGTGGAGAACTTGATCAACTACTCGTTCTTCCTTGGTCGGCCGCTAGAGAGTCAGTCTCAGCTTGCTCTGCGTCCGTTTGAACGCTACGGTACCGGCACGTCCGAGAGTATGAAGGCAGTCGGTAGCTTGCTCGAAGACGCAGCCAACGCAACTGGTATGGAGACCTTCGCCATCTCTCCGATCAAATTGGAGAACGCGCTGCGAGGACTTTTTGGCACTTCAATGGGGCTCGCGCTGTCTGTCAGTGACGCACTGCTTTATCCGAACCGTACAGACCGCCCGCTTCATCAGCAAATCGGGTCGCAAATCACTGGCGTAAGCGCTGTGATGAAAGACCCAGTAGGTACGCGATTCATGGATGAGATTTACGACCTAGAAAAGCGGACTGCGCAAGTCTACGGGACATACAACCGTATGCTCAAGACTAAGCCCGAAGAAGCCGAGGCGTTCCTTCTGGATAACATCGGCATGTATTCGATCCGGCCGCAGGTTCAGTCTTTGATGGAAACCATCCGCGTGATGAACGAATCGACGCAGGCCATCAACCGAGACACCTCGCTCAGCCCCGAGGAGCGCCGCAAGCTCATCGATGACTTGCGGGCGGAGCAGAACGACATCGCTCGTCAGGTTTGGCAGTTGCGCCGGGAGGCGCGGAGCATCCAACTGGGGCTGGCGGCCCCGTCCTCGTAAAAAAGCCCCGGGCCGGACAGCAGCCGTAACCCGGGGCGAATAGGAGGAGAAACGCTGGCAACTGCACCGCCAGCGGGGCCGATCATACAACGCGCCAGACTCGGATGCCAAGCATCCCGGACTCGATTCTTTCGACGTAAGTCATCCTGTATTTCTTTTTAGAGTAGTACCGGGAAACTGCGGTGAAAGCTTTTTTTGGTGTCAAAGTAGGCAAGAAAAAACTATCGTTTACCGCCATATTATCTGGCACTCGATAGTTAACACCGCTTATTTTAAGCGGTTTCTGTACTACTGGCGGCTGTAGCATCGTCTGTTAGCCCGAGCACTTGGGCGGCATCTTTAATGCAGTACACACTGACTGGACCAAAGTCGGTGTCCCACCCTGCCCCCATACGCTTTTTGATTAGCTCAACTTCGCGTCCGGTCTCTTCGTTAAAGAGAACGCGGATTTCTTTGGCGTTGATGTAGTTATCCGCGCACCAACGCGTAAAGTCTTTCTGGACAATAAACAGGGTCTTAGTGTCCGGCTCGTACCGCACCACCAACCTGCCTTTAGGCTTCATATACGGCTCGTTCTGCAACCCGTTGCTGCGCTGTTTAGAGTCGATAGTCAGCATGTTGTTGATGTTGTTGTTGATGAACGCAGCAAAAGTCTCGACAGCCCTAGTAGACTGCGACTGCATATCTGCGCCAGATTTTTTGACAACTGCAAGAATGTGCGCGGCGATTCTCGATATGTTGAAAGAAGTCAGTTCCAAAGTGTTAGTTATCACGCCCGCCGCCAGCGCGCAAACCACTTGGTTCAGCTTATACCGTTCTGTCTGAGTCCACGTGTGCTCCAGATAGACCCAATCGCGAGTCTCCTCCCATACTCGCTGTACATACTCAATGTTCGAGACTACGAACGATATGAACAGTGGCCCTGCGTGTCCGTAGTTGTCCTCAAGCTGGTTAAATACTTTCTGCGCACCGAGAACGTCATCAGGAACGGGTGTCCGAAGATGGATCTCAATAACACGGGCCATCTCCCCTTGCGGATCGAACTTGATTATTCCGAGCCTGTCTTCAATACTTGTGTTGCTTGACCAGATGCTGTTGCCCTTCCAAGTAATGTCGTTATGCCGCTCAGCGTTCTCCCCAGCCTTCATACGATCCCGCGCTCGACCTTGGGTACTGCCGTAGAGAAGTACCGACATTTCCTCTGGCTTTGTGTTGGTCATCTCATCGAGGGTCATAGCGATACCGTTCAAAACCCCCATTCTATGAACCTTGGATAGATGTGTGTCTTGTGCGTCTTTCATCATCGCAGACGGGTTAGCGAAGATGGAGTTGATCATTTTTAGAATAGTGGTTTTACCGGTGCCACTCTTCTTAGAGAAGTAGTTCAACACCCCGCCGTTCTCCGGCGAGAAATGCATCAACATACTGCCAAACCCAGTGAGCAGTCCGTAGGCGTGCAGATCACACTCAGGGCGGTTGTACATATCCACGACCCGCTTCCAGCCCTCCAGCGTGCCTTTCGGCCTGAACCAATCTAGATATCTATCAAGTGAGCGCGCTGCTGGAGTGTACTTAATACCCTTGTCTGTGTACTCCCTATCACCGGCGATGAATGTGTTGTGCTTTGTCCAGCCGAACCTCGCGTGTATAGCGTCTGCCTTGGTAGAAAGCTGCAAATCCTGAATAGAACGGGCAAAATAGTGTTGTAGCTGCTGTAGTTGCTTTTGGTTATAGGTGGTGACACCTTGCTCGTTCAGCTTGTCCCGAAGTTTTTCAGGGGCAGCGAACTCTTTCTGACTCATCATGAAGTCACGAACACCGTCATTCGGTAAATGGTGCCTCAACCACAGTACGTCCCCCAGCTCCGAGTCGCGCATCCGCTTATAGATGTACAGGTCGTGCGGGTACACCAGTTCGTATTCTTCTGGTGTGTCACTGTCGTCGTCCCCCGACTTTTCCTTGTGTTTGACCATATACACGCCCCCATGCTTACCGCGAAGGTAAGGCCACGGGTACGCGGGGATGTCGTAACGCCTCCCCCCTGCTTCAACAAAAGGCTTTTCTTCTACTCTCTGTAGGGCGATGGTGGCGCCAAGCTGGATAGGTGATGTGATCTTCCCTCCATGCGGGCAGCCAACGCAAAGCTCGGGACGGTCTAGAGACTGAAACGTCTCACAGGTATAGGGGCCCTTCGTAAGAGCAGCTTTCCTCTCTGTCTCTTCGGGGCTGTAGTCAGGATGCCCCTTAGACACTTCGTGGATCGCCCAATCGCGGTCGTCGCACTGTTCGGCGATAGACAGCACCCCGCGCCAGCAAGGCTCCGTGACATTCTCTGGATGCTTGATGGCTTCAGCAATCTGCGCGCAGCCTTGGCCTTTGATGGACTTGATCCAGATAGTCTCAAATTTACTAACCCGGTTATCCCACCCAGCCAGTGTCTTAGTAATACTACTTAGCTTAGGTCTGTTTACCGTAGCGACAGGCGTAGGCGGTACTGCTACGTTGTTGAGGACACCGATCAGCTTATCAAAGCTGTAATGGGCAACATCTGTCAGTAGAACTACTTGTGCGCCATTTTTTTGGTTGATCGTATCAGGGATGCGTAGTACACGAGCGACGTCCGCAGTACAGCCACCGTCTACGCTAAATCTTTCTACTTTGCACAGCGCTTTCAATTGCTCGGCTGCTCTAGTCCATTGGTGGACCGGCACCGCATCAGTAAATATCCAATGAGCGTGGTAGCCATTACCAGAATCGACGATTGTTGGTTTCGGTAGTTTTACCTTTTTGCAGAACTCTTTTAGAGCCTGCATTGCTTCTGTTTTGTTGCTGTACGGCTTACGGTCGCCGCAATCAACGTCTATGTATAGTTCTCTCTTAGCTACAGCGTTTGTAGCTTCGGCAGTTGTACCAGACCCAAACCCCGCCGTTGCGTAGTACACGTCAACATCTTTTGGTAGCCCTTGCTTGATGTTTTCCATCATCTCTGAAGGACTGTTAAAAAATCGATTGAACGCGGTCTTGGTCTTCCTGTTTACGAATCTAAGAGAGTACCGTCCCCTTTCTGGGAGAATGCCTTGTAGGAAATCCAATTGGGACATGACGACACGGGGTTAGCCGCGCAGGCGCAGCGGGGCAGGCAATCAAGCCGGGGGGAGCCGCGAACGATAGTACGCCGCGACCTTGAGGCGCAAGTGCTTTCCCACCTCTCGTTTGCCCGAGAACCACTGATAGACAGCAGCCTTGCAGACATCAAGGTCAAGGCAGACCTGGGTCACAGGAATCTGCCTGGAGATACACAAGCGCCCCAAGGAGACCCCGAGACGTTCGGGGTCAGCCTCCGCATTCAGCCTGACGATCTTGGCTGAATACGGCATCTCAATCGTCAGAGTCGGCGGCCCACTCGCTCAGGATCGACTGCACGTTCACGGGTGCAGCGGTGGCCTTGGATTCCTTGACGGTGGGCTCGTCAGGACCTACTGCGGCGACGAGCGGCTTCACCTTGGCCCTCACAACGCCCGCTGCGGGCGTTTGGGCGGCTGCCTTGGGCTGCATGAACACAGGCTGTTCGGCGGGCGCAGCGGGTGCAACGGACGCCTCGGGGGTGCCATCAATTTCCGCCACCGTCATAGTGACTGCATCGATAGCTGCCTGATCGTCCATACGAGCGATGACCCGTGCCCACTCGGCTTCTTCCAACGGGCGCACAGCAGAGAAAACGAGCTTCATGTTCGCCGAAGTATCAAAACGCATCTCCGTGACAACCGCGTTGACTTCGATCCCATGCCCGCCAAGGAACCGCGCATACTGCTGGAGTCCCATCTTACGCCCTTCGCCTTGTGCAAAAAGACTGCTAGCGTTGATGTTCATGGAGAAAATGTCGCCCTCCATATCCGATGCAAGCAGCACAGCCAGACGCCGGCTATAACGGCACGCTTTGGACTCGCCTTGCCCAGAGCCCTTGATATCCTGCGGGCAACCATTGCAGGTCTTGTGCTGCGGAGTCTTGACGTTCTCGTGCGGTTTGACGCTATCGTTGGACCAGCAGACAGGGGGCGTCTTCACGCCTTTTTCGTACTGCCCCCCGTAGTAAGTGCGGGCGCTGGCCTCGGCAGCGCGAACAATCACGACGTTCATTGCGCGGTCTTCGTTGACAGCCACGGGCTTGCCGCCGACCATCATGGTGAAGACGTTGTTCTCAATACTGATCCGCTTACTGTTCCCGCCCCCCATGAGGGACTTAGTAAGATCGCTCAGTTGCCCACGACGCAGATGCGGAGGCAGGACATTACCGGATTGAAACAGGGTGAGTTCAGACGACATATTAAGACCTTCTAACGGTTACAGTGTACTTCGACTCGACGTTCATGCCTTTTGGCATCTTGTCAGGGTTAGACTTTAGGAATTCACTCATCGCGCGTTGCGCGATGCGCCGTTCAAGCAAATCTAGCGCGTTGTTCTCCTCGATAAACTTATGCATCGCCTCCCAATCAGATGTCCAGTAGCGGGTAGACACCCCACGAATAACTACACCAACACCGGGGATACTGACGTTACCCCCCGCGCGCTTGCAGGTTTCAAGTAGGAATCCCTCTACCGCTTCCATCTGGTCTTTGATCTTCTTATCTTCTTCTTCATATTTTGCCGACAGAGCACTACGTGCTTCTCGCATCTTTAAATACGCTTTGACCAGTACTGGTGTCGGCGGCAGTTCGCTTTGCGTCTCTTGCATTGGGGCCTCCTAGACAGGCTCGTAGTTTACATGAAAACTTTTAGGCGTCAAGTACCTCCTTGTACAGGTTCAGAAGCGAATCGAGGCTGGCGGTCTTGGACTCCAGCGCTTCATACTGCTTACGCTCGACCGGGGAGCCGCAGAGCTTGACCACCAAGCAGGGGTTTTTCTGGCCCGCCCGGTGGACGCGAGCGTTGGCTTGGTGCCAGATTTCGTTAGAGGTCACAGGCCCCCACCACACGACAGTGTTGGCCGCGTGCAACGTCACACCATGCGAAGCAGCGGCGGGCTGAATCAACAGAATGCGTGGATCAGGTTCAGTCTGAAACGCCTTAAATATTTCTGTACGTTTATGAGCAGCTACACCACCATGAACTACTTCTACTGTATATCCGTCTTTTTTCAGTTGGTTCTCTAGATGGTCTATTGCGTGCCGGAAAGGGACGAAGACAAGAACTTTGTGTGTGCTTTCTTCTATCGCTTCTAGTAAAACATTATACCGATGTGTCATGTCGAACACTACGGTATTACCGTCGTCAGTATACACGCACCCGCAAGCTACCTGTAAGAGCTTGTTAAGATTAGTAGCCGCGTTAACCGACGTTACGGTTTCTCCAGCGGCAGTCATTATAAACTGCTCTTTGAGGAGCTTGTAGTACTTAGACTGCTGCGGTGTGAGTGGGGCTTCGCGCGTGGTATACAGCAATTCCGGCAGGTCTAAGCATTCATCTTTCGTAAATCTGATCGCTGGCTGTAGTATTTTGTTAATCGTTTCGGCTGCATCAGTCTTAGGTTTCCACCTAAACTGTGTGAGTTTATACATCACTCTATCGCGGAATGTATAGAAATTTGATGGTACCGATCCCGGGTCCATCATTTTAGCTAGGCCATAAGCGTCAGTAGGACTTTGCGAGGCAGGGGTGCCGGTCAACATCCACAGCCACGTATTCGGCTGAATTAATGAGTTGATCGCTCTCCATCTTTTGGTGGTGGCGGTTTTTACTGCGTTGGCTTCGTCGATTATTACCAAATCGAAACCGCTATCTTTCAGGTCTGGTAGGACTGTTTCGACGCCATCAAAATTTATGATGACAAACTCAGCATCGGACTGTATGACTTTAGTACGTTTCTGTCTGCTACCGTGAGCAATATCTACCCTGCGGTGCATGACCGTTTTGAACAGGTCAGCGCGCCATGCCGAGTTCATAATCGACAGTGGGCAGATCACCAAGACGCGTTTGACATGTCCCGTACGCAACAAGTAGTCCGCTGCCCACGCTACGCTCGCGGTCTTGGCGGTGCCCGGGTCGTTGAAACAATACGCTCTACGATGGAGCGTGAGAAACGAGGCGGTAGTCCGCTGGTGTGCGAATGGCGTATATATTCCCGGCCAGTTGTAGTGCTTTTCTATTGGCGATGGTACCTTCTTGACGCCTAGGTTCTTTAGTACTTGGGACTCATCTAGGCCCCAATAGACCAATACCATGCCATCCGCTAGTTGTTTGGAACGGGGGATCGTTGCGAGCACCCGCTCGGGGTGCCGCAACTTAAGAAGCAAAGCTTTGTTCTCTACTATCTGCATTAACGCAACTCAAACTTACAAGCCGCCGCGCGTTCGATAAGGTCAAGGGCCTGTGTCGTAGCATCATCAAGAGCGTTGTGCGGTACCCCTACGTTTTGCTTCTTTTCTTTCGTACCGAACATGGCCCGGATAGTCCGGTAGCAGCGGTCGTTCCAAAAATGCCAAGGAGTATCCATCTTCGTGAGACGGTAGGCAGCGGCAAGCAGTGCATTATCAAAGTTTGCGCCGTTGCCCCAAACCACTGCTACGTCTTGCGGAGGCATCCACATAGCGAACTTAATGAGCGCGAGGTCGATTCTAAGCGTACCAGAAAATGCAGCAGTTCTGGCTTCTTCTGACTGTTTAGACCACCACTCCAAAGTACTCTTTTGCGCGCGGAATCCGGCTTCTTTACAGGACTCCGAGTCGATTGCAACATAGAATTTTTCGGTGATCCCTTTTTCGGCACTAAATTTCACTGCGCCGATAGATAGGATCGTATCCCCTGGTCTTGTGCCCAGGGTCTCAAGATCAACCATTACATGCTTAAGCTCGCTGTCCATTTCTTCTCCTGAATACCAAGATCGTTCGGTGAGGGGATCTCACCGAACCGTAGACCCCAATCTTGTTGGGGATTAAACCCGCTCTAAGCGGTATCAGGCCCCGCTTCGCGGGCTCTTGTAGTTTTTTGCGCTGTTGGCGCTAAAAGACTTAAGCCGGACATTCCCCGGCTTGCTTTTCCCGCCGTCTTTGATGGGCTTGATGTGGTCTAGGGCTTTCCCTTCCCGGGAAGCTCGCCCGTGCTCTTTATCCCAAGCGCGTCTAGCTCGCTGTCTTTCCGACTGCTTAGCCCGCCCACCATTTGCAAGGAAGTCTCTGTACTCCGCGGAATGATCACGGTCTTTTTTGTTTGCGTAAGGCATTCGTTATCTCCAAAATCCAATTCCAACTGGACCCAGTTCATGTATTAGCTCCATTATGGGGACAGGTAGTAACGACGCAATGGCGACGGCAAAGCCCCGACGGATTAGGGTTCCATACGTTTGTGCGGATTGCGGTTTCCAGTCGTTGGATATCTTGCATCCATTGCCGCCAGTAGACTTTTTCACGTTCTACTGTGTATTCAGCGGGCTTGAAGTGGTTCGCTAATACGAACAGCAGCCCACCCTTGACTCTACGCACTGAGGGGAAGTGTTTGAAGACCAGCAAGGCCATCAACTCCAACTGTGCTGTGTCTGCGTATTTGGCAGACCGGTTCGTCTTGTAGTCCACGACCCGGGCGGAGCCTTTGTCCTCGTTGACGATCAGGAGGTCCACGACCCCCCGGCACCATACATCAGGCGCGTCAAACGCGCAAGGGTGCAGATCCTTGGTCAGGCCCATCTTGTGCTCGCACAGCTTGGTCCCAGGGATGTTTCGCAGGGCATCGAGGTGGGGCTTGACGTAGCCGAAGATCTCAGGCAGGGGGGTGCCGTCTCGCACGTAAGTCTCGGCTGCTTCGTGGAAACTCGTGCCGTATAGCGTAGCCTCTGTGAACGGGGGCTCCACAAAGTTGCGGAAGACTTTTACCTCTGCATACTGTCTCGGACAAGTCTTAAACTTTTTTAGGCTACTAAACGACCACGCTTTCATCGCTTATTTTCTTCCATTATCGAAAGAGTATGCTGGAGCAGCCGCCCTTCGACACAAAGGCTCTCGGCCTTCAACCGCGCTTTTTCATATTCGTGACTCAGACAAAGATGGTGAATCTCTTTCGCAAGCTTTTCGATCTGTATTAGCGGCATTGCGTAGTCAACAATCTCGTCATTCTTCATCAGCCATTTCCCCGTAATTATAGCCCCATTTGGACTCACAGTTGATCGGCAGCCCCGCTGCCCAGGGAGGTACCCAACGCATGCAGGACTCGATGTAAGCCCGCGCCTCGCCTAGCTCGGCCTCGCGCACTACGGCCAGAATACTATCATGGACGGTCAAGGCCACACGGTACTTCTTTGCAATGCGCAGCAATTGCGACATCACAATAATACGGGCGAGTGCCTGAGTGCAGTTCTCAACCAATTTCCCGCCGTATATATCTACCAGTCCTGTGTCGTCTTTATACTGCCACCGCATTACTTGTCGGTTCGGGTCATGTGCCCGGTGCAGTTGCGGGTAGCTGACGTACAACCCGCTGGGCAGGCGCGCGCCTTTCTTCCCTTCGATGAGCAGTACACCCTCTCGCCCGAGCCACCGGGTCTTGTTGGCGTGCATGGACTCGATGCACTGCTCGGCCTCGTACCACAGATTTTTGATACGGCTATTAGTCATGCGATAAACGTCAATGATCCGCTGGCACTCTTGAATATCAAGATCCATTGGCGGGTTTGCGGTCTTTAGCGTAGCCTGTAGTTTGAAAGCCCCGGTTTGGTAACCGCACCCGACGACCACTGTTTTTCCTAGGAATCTTTCGCTCTTGTTAGCCTTCGTAATTGGACGGCCGTAGATACGACTCGCCATTTTGCAATACACATCGACTCCGTTGGCGAAATCCTCAACAAGATCGTCCTGCCTCGCCAGCCACGCCAGTACCCGAGCTTCGATGTTGGACGAATCAGAATCGACCAGAACGTACCCAGGCGGGGCTTCAATACATGCTTTAAGTTCTGTACCCCCTCGTGCAGGTAGGTTTTGAAGATTAATATTATCGCCGCCGCTCGTCCTTTTTGTTCTTGCGTAGCTATACTTGAGAGGGACTGGTAGTACTGAATTACGCTTAACGATGTCGATAAACGTACTCGTGCGGGTCTCCTCCAGCGTGCTTTTGGTCCCCAGGCGCGCAGCTACAGCGGTCTGCACCCGCTCATCAGGATGGTCCAGCAGGGCTTTAAGTTCGGGGTCGGTCTTAGCGAATGCGAACGTCGGTTTCCCCGTCGTCTTGCTGATCTTTATGGGTGGCTCGACACCCAGTTCCTTCAGTACCTCGGCAAACTGCGGGTTCGACGATAGCCGCTCCTTACTGAACTCTGTCTTACTCAGAAGCTCTTCCTTGCGCTTGATCACCCCTGCGAGGTGCGCTTCCAGCTTCTCCTTGTTCAGCCGCAGCACAGGTTCCGAGAACATCCTGATATGCCGGTCGATGAGCCGCAACTCCTCCAGGGGGTAGTTGTCCCGCTTGTCGAACTCCTCGATGTTGTACCAGCCCTCGGACATCGTGTGCCACATGTCGTAGCAAAGCTTAACGTCATGCAGGCAGTAGGCTGCGTATCGGCTGAACTCCTCGGGGGTGAAGTCTTCTCTACGCTTGCCCATCGCGTTCTGCACCTCGGTGCCCTTGTCCTCGAAGCCGTACCGCTTGGCGAGCATGGCGAGAGAGTTGTTCCGGGAACCGAACATGGCACGGGCCATAGACAGGGTGTCTAGCCACGCGCGGGGGTTAACGTCAAAGAGCCACGAGAAGATAGCTGAGTCGAACATCGTGTTGTGGCACAGCACGGCGTACTTACCCCAGTCTACCGCGTCCAGTCTATATTTGATGTCCGCGTGGGTGCCAGTGACCACTTCTGTAGTGCCATCGGGCCACCGAAGCCCGAGCATTATAACTTCAAATCGTGGGTCACGTACATACGCCTCAGTAGTTAGTTTTGTGAGGCTGTATTCTTTGTCGTAGTACGTTTCAAAGTCCGCGGTGATTATTTCCATATGTCTCTCTAAACCACTGCTCAAGTAGATCGAGCGTATCTTCGCGGACCACCATTGCAGCACCGCCAGCTTTATGGATAGCGGTGATTTCGCGCTCTTGCAGAGCGGTGGGTTTGTTATATCCGGCCTTGCATTCTACTGCAAGAAACCTGCCTCGGTAGCAGATAATGATGTCGGGTATACCAGCACGACCGTAACCGTTTTGCGCGGGGAAAAAATACCACGCACCATAGCGCGTGATAAGCTCTACGCACTTACGTTTGACTTTGCTTTCAGGTGTGGTCATTTTATTCTGCTTGTTTCAAAGCAAGCATATAACTCAACCAAAACGGCCAAGCAAGCGCTTTGAGTCCTCCGGCTAGAGCCGGCGGGGATGGAATTTGGCAGATACGTCTCGTGCTGATGTCATCGGGGAAATCGACCGCACACTTTGCACTGACCAAAGCCTGCGCGCGTTCCGATTCTACGGTGGCGGGGCCAAAACAAATGACCACCCCTGCTAAATACGCCGCCCCAAAACAAACTTGGATAGATAGTTTCATTTTCTAGCTCCTTCTATGAGAAAAATGGCTACAAGCAGCCCCCGTATCAACAGTGCGTCGTGCATACAAAACCTCTAGATTTCGTCTAAAACGCGTTAGGCCACGCGGCCCGCGACTTTCGTTGCCTTCAGCGTCAGCCTGTAGTGCGTGTCTTCTCGGTTGAACACGATCAGGTTCTGCCTCGCCATCTGTTTAAGTTGCGTGCGCGTGAATGGCGGGTCGTGCGCCTCAACGCTGATCTCCGGCCCAACCGTGGACGGGAAGTGTTCTGGATCAAACTCTGCCAAGAAGTCTTTTGCTCGCATGCTTCACCTCGCTACGGCCACAGCGTGGCCTAACACCAAATTCGACCGGAGCGCGAACGGCTGGCGCGCCTCGGCTACTCACTACAGGCGCCCGGTCAATTCGACGTTAGGCCCCACGAATCACCGCCAGCGCGGCGTCCACGCCGTCATGCCAGGCACTCGGGTAGTTCTGGTTGTTGACCGACTGCGCCATGTGCAGGCCCGCAACGTCACGCGCCAACCTCTCGCGCTCTGCGGCCACGGCGGCGTCCACAAGAGCCTTGAGCAAGCCGCGAGGCATCAGAGGGAACTCGCCCCGTGCCACGGCACCAAAGCTGTGCGCCTCACACAGCGTGTT